AGAAAAGCGGTGCTTTTTCTTTTGGGAATTTTAAGAAAACACTTGACAAAATGTAGCAACATTATATAATTAAATTGTAGCAACGATTTGGAAGGAGGTGGTGGAAATGTCTCCGAAATTGGGTCAAAAAATAAAGGATAATCCGAAAGACATTATGCTTAGAACGAGGATTGACAAAGAAACAATGGAAAAATTGGAGTTTTCGGCAGAAAAATTCGGAGTAAGCAAAGCTGAGGTAGTAAGAAACGGTATTGAAAACGAATACCAAAAGGCAAGGAATATTTAAAAAAGAGTAGCCCGCTTATCCGGCAAGATAAAAGGACGGGCTACTCAACACCAAAAAATCTGCTAATTGATTGGTAATCATATTTTATCATTCTTTTGCAGATAAATCAAATTCCAAAGGATGGTGAATTATATGACAGATGTTATCACAATCGAAAACACCGAAATGCAAATCAGAGAGTACAATGGTGAAAGAGTTGTAACCTTCAAAGACATTGATACGGTACATCAGAGACCGGCAGGAACAGCAAGAAAAGCGTTTTATAGAAACAAAAAAAGATTTGAAGAAAACAAACACTATATCAGTTTAAAGCCTAAGGAAAATCCTAATGTCCGTTTAACGGACAATAGAAATATTTCCATTCCTAACAAGGGCATTACGCTGATAACCGAAAGAGGGTATCTTCTGCTTGTGAAAGCATTTACAGATGATTTATCTTGGAAAGTACAGGATATGCTTGTAGATGTATATTTCAAGGTCAGAGAAGTACATAAAGAGCCATATTACAAAGAACCGCTCGCAGAGGATTTCACGCCCAGAGTACCGATTGTATCTGACTGGTACGAGCGGAACAAGGGCAGGATGTATCGACTTTGCAGAGACAGCGGAAACAGCCGCAGCTATCTTTATCATTGTATCTTGAATCGACTTTCCGAAAGATACGATTTGAACGCCGCAAGGGAGATTTACAAGAATGAGGTCGGGAATTATCCAGAATACCCGATTGATATTGTAAAATATTTCCCAGAGTTAGAACAGGATGCGGACAAAATTTTGGACCGTATCGAGAGAATCACCTACAGGTAAAAAGGAAAGGGGGCTAATAAAAGCCCCTCAATCCTAAAATATTCGTTTCAATATGTAACGATTGCCGCCACAAGTGATGAGAGCCTTGGACAGCCCATCGTCAATAATTTCCGAATTGGAAATTTCCAGAACCTTTACCAGAGATATACCGACATTGTCGCAGATTCTAACGAACGTGGAAAGCCGCATATCTTCCGGTTCCTCATTGATGATATTATACATAGCCTTGTATGATAAATCGCACTGGATGGAAAGCTGCGCAACGCTCCACCCCTTTAGAAGCATCTCGCGGCATAACTCGGATTTAAGATTCGATATACATTGCCCCGGTTTTACCCCATAATTCACACACCTTTCTATTTTGTAGTCGAATGGAAAGTTTTGCTGAATGTTTGGTAGTCAACTGCAATGGAATCCTTCTCCCTTCTGGTATAATTAGCTTGTACCTAAAAAACAGGTACACCGCAGTTCTGGTTATTGGGCGGCGTTTGGATTGGCGTTCTCGCCGCCTAATATCTATTGTAAACCTTGAAAATAAAAAGTCTATAGCTAAAAATGTCGAAAATGTAGAAAGGGCGTATAAATTATGTTAAGAAATGAAGAATGTACGGATAAAATGAGCCAATTTCGTGAAGAAATTATCGATTTAATATCTAAATTTGATGATGTGCGCCGCCTGAGGGCGATTCGTGCATATCTCAGAGCACTGTTAGGATGATAAAAAAGAGAAAGTCAATGGATTGCGCATTTCCATTGACTTTTTTTATTACTCTTTTCCGATAGAATCAACAAGTTTTTCCAAAACTTCCCAATCTGATTCATTCAGCTTAGCCAGTGCAGACACGAGCCTGCGCTTGAAACTATCTTTTCCGTTTCTTTGGATTTCGCCAAGCATTTCAGAAATCTGCTCATCTTTAGATTTAACAAACATTTCGTCAATCCCATCTCTGAGCCAATCCTCGTTTACAAACTTTCCGTTCCAAGATTCCAAACAAATTATTTTGAAAATCTTATCCGTTACCGGTCTATCCCCTTTTTCGATTTGGGATAAATAGGTCTGCGCTACTCCTATCTTCTTCCCAAAATCGCTTTGATTCATTTCAAGGAATAGCCTTAATTTTTTCACGCGCTCATTTACACCATTCAATGTAGACACCTCCTTTCTTGTAATATAATAACACAAGAATATTGCAAATGCAATAAATTTTTCTTGACTTTATAACGCATTTGCGCTACTATGATATTGCAAACGAAATAAGGAGGTGGTGGGATGAAAAAAGTATTTTACTTTTCTTTGGTTGCATTAGCGGTTTCTATTGTAGCCTTCATGATTTCAATATCAAGGGTAATATGATGGCTGCGATACTAATTGTGATGGAAACAATGGATGTTATGACAGAAATGTTGGAATATTTTCTGGACGATTCCGCCGTTTCCTTCGCTAATTTGGATTGTTCGATGGCTGCATCAGCTTGAATTTTTGAACTGTCCGCGACTGCTTTGGCAGATTCAGCTTGAGATTTTGCAGAATCAGCAAGATTGCGGAGTTCATGAGATGTTTTCTCAAGAAAAGCCGTCTGGTGTTCCATCATTTCAAGAGGGCTTTTACCTTCTTCATAATCTGGGGACATGGCATCTAAGTTGCTCTGCATTATTTTATTGATTCTATCGTAATCATGAAACATTTTGAAAATCTCCTTTTTAAAGGGATTATACCACAAAACAGGGAAGGAGGTGGAACGATGGAAGAAAGAAAACTCGATTTAGATGTAAAAGAAATCCTCTTCCGACAGATGAAAGAGTTGGAAGAGGAAGGCAAAAAGACACAGGATGTTCATGTGAAAATCCGTATTGCGGGAGAAATCGACAGAATCGCAAATACGATTTTGATTAGAATCAACGATTGATTCGTTCTTCGATACTTGAAAGATTTCTCTGGATTGCTTTTAATTCCGAAATTGCATCAATGCTGTTTAATTTTGCCAGTTTTGCCACAGAGCAGCACTGCGATTTAGGAAGATACCAAGCGCAATCGTTTTGGCATGATGAAAAATTGTTCAATGGACATTTTGCCATAAATTCACCCCCTTATCAAATGATAAGGAAATTATAACACAGAAAGGAATGGTGCAATGAACGATTTGGTTCATATCCAAAATACTGATATTTCGGTAAAGGAATATCGAGGACAAAGAGTTGTAACATTGAAAGATGTTGATATGGTCCATGAAAGACCTGAGGGAACGGCGAGAAGAAATTTTAATTCTAACAGAAACAGATTTATTGATGGAGAAGATTATTTCGTTGTTAGTGCGGACGAAATTCGTACAAGCCGCATGTTTCCTATATCCGACAATGATTTTACAAACAAAATTCTGCTAACAGAACAGGGATATTTGATGTTAGTCAAGTCATTTACGGACGATTTGGCATGGACGGTTCAAAGACAGCTTGTGAACGGATATTTTAAGACAAGACGGCTTGTCAATGAGGAATTATCGCCGGAAACGCAGCTTATCTTAAAGCTGGCGCAAAGCATCGCTAATAAAGAGTTGGAAGATAAAGAGCGAGACAGGCAGATTGCCCTTGCGAATGAAACAGCGAAAAAGGCAGTTGAAACCACAGAAACAATTAAGGAAGCTGTTAAACCTGTACTGGATAATTGGCGGATTGAGATTAACAGAAAAATTAAACGCGTTCAGTTTAGTTCCAAAATTGATTTTCAAACATTGAATACCCAACTGTATTCAGAATTGGAACAAAGAGCCGGATGCGACTTAGGCACAAGGCTTAGAAACATGAAGCAGAGGATGGGAAATTCTGGTGCGACCAAAACCGCAATCAATAGTATCAGAAAAATTGATGTGATTGAGGGAGACAAGAAACTTCGGGAGATTTTTTCAAAAATTGTCTCCGAGTACGAAATTAAATATTGCGCATAGAAGGGAGAAAGAAAGATGAACATTGATAAATTAAATGAATTTGATGTTTCAATAGGATTTCGGTTTGCAGAAGCTCATGAGCAAACAGCGGAATGTAGCGATGGTGGAACCGCAAGTGTTATCACGCTGCACTTTGGAAACGATTTTCATGTTGCTGCGGTTGTAGATTTTATTGACGGAGAACCTCATATTATCGAGCTTTATGCGGTTGACGATAATGGGAAGAAAATTTAAGGAAGGAGGTGCAGGAAATGAGCGAAAAGGAAAAACAGGTAGTAGAAAAGCTGAAAGAAGCAATTCCGCAGATGTCCGATTTTGATAAGGGCTATATCCTCGGAAAAGTTGAGAGCATGGCAGAGCGGAAAAAGGAAGATGCGGAGGAAAAGGAATGATTGTAATAAAAATCATTTTAATTGTATTGCAATTTTCGATTTTTGTAATGTGCATTGAAAACGAAGGCAAAGAATTGAGATTTTGGACTGTTTTATGGCTTATTTGCGCAATTCTGATATATGCAGTCCGTTAGCGAGGTGTTGAATATGTATGTAAATCCATTTGTAGCAGGCGTTTTCGTGACAATCGCATCGGAGATGATTCTGATTTTCCTGTATGCCTTTTTTAATCAGAAGAAGTAAGAAGGGCAGGGATAGGAAATGTCAATCGGGTTGCCGCGTAGAACGCCAACAAATAAAAGAGTAGTAGCCTGCAATATCTGCGGTAAGGTTTGGAACATTGCCGCAACGCAGGATACCCAAAAGGGCTATTATTGCCCGGAGTGTAGCAAAGGTAGGGGTGCAAAACATGAAAATCGAACAAATCAGAGAAACAGCGCAAAAGAAACTGTTTGTAGGCAAGAAGGTTAAGGTGCTTGAGTTCGGCAAGGATAGGCATGGAGCGAACGTCCTGCGAAAAAGAAGAACAGGAACGGTAACAGGATTGTATCCATTCATCTTCACCGCCATTTTTGCAGGAGGATACACAGAGAGTTTTCGTTACAGTCAGTTCTTTGAAAGTGATGGGGAAGTGGTGAGGTTATGAGAAATTGGAAACGGACTGCGTTTTACATCCGCCGTGGTCTGCTGCGGTGGGCAGCTATGTTTCTGGGAACGCTTCTTTCTCTTTGTGTCATGGTGTTTGTTCTGGAAAATGCTGACGGGCGAATGATGTTTTATCTCGCGAGCAGCGTCATGATTGCAATCGCAATCGGCAGTTTGTTCTACGGAGGGCAGGAAAAATGAAAAAGCCTGTATGCAATTTCAACTGTTTTGAATGTCCGCACCCAGATTGCATCTGTGATGATTTTTCGCGAAAGGAATATGTGACGGACGCTGAAATCAACAGAATTGCAGGGATGACGAGAAGCAAAACAGGCTTGAGAAAAAAAGAATACCTCAGAAAGTATTATTCAGAACGCAAAGAATATGCCAAAGCATACCAGAAAAGCTATTACGAGAAAAACAAAGAGAAGATTCGCGAAAAGGCGAGGGAGCGTTACCGAAAGAACAGAGACAGATACATAGTAAGCGTGCGTGCTTATCAAGAGAGCAATAAAGAGAAGGTCGATGCCTACAAGAAAGAATACTCAAAAAAATATAAAAGACGAAAAAGGGAGGAAAGAGAGAATGAAAAACGGCAGAGAATTGACACCAGAGAATGAGTTGCAGGAACTGTGGGAACTGAACGGCAGGGTAAAGGCGGTTATCGCGTATCTGAAAACAGATACATACATCAAACCGAAAGAAATTTTGTCTATGTTAGGGGTGGTTGAAAGTGGCGTACCCATGCAGGACGGGGATAAAGACTGAATGTGACGGCTGCGGATACTGCGAAAAAGAGCAGGAAGAATGTCCGCACTGCCAAGAGACAGAATACGAATACCTTTACAAAAGGGAAGATGGAGAAATTGTTGGTTGTAGCGAATGTGTTAAAAGGATGTGGAGAGATTGACGGAAGTATTGTTAAAAAAAATCAGCCTTAAAAATTACATGGGGGCTGAAAATGTAGAGGTTGACTTTTCCGAGAAAACGGAAATCAAAGGTAAAAATCGTTGCGGCAAGTCTACACTTATGAACGCCTACTTTGATGTTATGACAGGGAAATTTGCGAATGGTGCCGCACCGAACAATATTTGCCCTGTGGACGAAAACGGAGAAGAAAAACCTGTCAAGGAAATCGAAAGAGCGGTTACATTGGAAATCAATGGAATTGAACACGAGATTAAAAAGGTTACAAAAAGGAAATATCGTAAGGGCGTTTTTATCGGAAATGAAACTGTTTATATTCTCGATGGCGTTTCTGCAAAATCTGCGGAAGTAAACGATTTTTTAGCCAGTATCGCACCGTCCGAAACGGTAGCAATGTGTTCTAACGCCTCTGTATTCTTTTCAGCTTTGAAAAAATCTACTGCGGATGCCAGAAAAGCCATTGAGAGCCTTTCTGGGTTCGATATTGAGCGTTTTTGCGAGGAAAATGCAGAATATCAAAGCGTTTACGAAATGACCGCAGGGAAGAAAACAGAGGACGTATTGAAGCAACTGAAAAAACGTCTTTCCACTGAAAATGGAGAACTGGACAGACTAAATGTTGAACTGGACTACGAGCAGCGTAGACTTGACGGGTCGGATGATTCTGATTTGCAGAAATTAGAATCCGAGAAAGCGATTATTATCGGAAACATTGATAGTATGGAGAACCTGAAAGAAGCACTGAATATTTCTATAGACAGATATACATATCTTGTCGGTCTGGTTGATGACTTGAAAAAGAAGATGTCAGCCATTGAGGACGAGCAAAAGAAAGCAAAAAACGAGAAAATCGAAACTCTGAAAAAATCTATAGTGGCTATCGATGCGGATATTGATAACTTTTCGGAAAAAGTTGCAAAGTACAATGAATCAACCGAGAAAGTTTTTGGAGAGATTTCTTCATTAAAATCGAAATGCACTGAGTTGAAGCACTACCATTCTATCATGGACGCGGTGCAGTACGGCGATGAATATATTTGCCCCAAATGCGGCAGGGGGTTCAATTCAGAAGAAATAGAGGTTGTAAAAGAAAAATTATACAAGGAAAAAGAAGATACTTTATGTGAACTTAAAGACAAAGTTGATATTCTTGAATCCGCAATCAAAGCAAAAACTGATACATATTTAGATTTTAATAAAAAATCAAATGAATGGGCTGAAAAGGTTTTTGATAAAAGAGAAGCAAGAAAGTCTTTGGAGATTGAGTTGGAAAAATTGCTTTCTATCGACTTTGAGAAGACGGAAGAATATAAAACGCTTGAAAAACGGCTCAAAGAAGCAGAGGAAGAATCATCTAAACTTTTTGAATCCACCGATTTATGGCGGCAAGTAACGGAACGTATCAGCAACTACAAGGCTGACCTTTCACGGAAGGAATCTGAAATCAAAGCTATTATCAGAGATACTGAAAATACAGAAAAACGAATTGAATCGTTGAAAGAATCCGTTAAGCAACAGGCGCAGAAAACAGCGGATGTTGAACGTCAGATTGATATGTTGCAGGATTTCAGCATTGCTAAAAATGTAGCTCTGGAGGATATGGTAAACAGGAAATTTGAGTTTATCAAAATAAAAATGAGCGAAGAAACATTGAGCGGAGATATTAAGGAAACTTTGAGAATCAATGTAAATGGCGTTGATTACTTTAATGGATTGAATCACGGAGACAGAATTCTTGCGGAAATTTTCTTGTTAAAAGGATTGCAGGACATGAACGGAATCAAGCTGCCGATTTGGATTGACGATACAGAATCATTGGACGAAAACAGGATTCCAGATGTAAGCCGCCAGTTGATTGTTATTCGCAGGACAGATGATGAAACTTTGAAAGTATGCAATGGGGAGGAATAAAAATGGGAATGAAAGGATATAAAGGTTTTCGTAAAGGGCTTATTTGCAAAGGCAAGCAGTACGCAGAGAACACGATTTTTGAAGAAAGCGAAGCTAATATTTGCGTGAATGGTATGCACTTCTGCAAAAATCCTATGGACGTACTTGACCATTATCCGCTGATTGATGATAACGGCGAAATGTGCGAATTTGCGGAAGTAGAGGCATTGGACGAAACTCTTACAAATGACGAGAAGAAATATTGCACGAAGAAACTAAAAATTGGTGCAAGGTTGTCTTTAGCAGAATTTATTAGGGCGAGTTTTGATGTGACATATCGGCAGATTAAAGAAGAAGTTGAGAGTGTTTCTGACAAAGAGAAGAGCGGACACTGGGCTACACTGGCAGGCGGAAACAACGCTACACTGGCAGGCGGAGAACATTCTATCATGGTTTCTGAAAACGGCGGCAAAGCTAAAGGCGGTATCGGCAGTTTAATTGTTATGGTCGAACGAAACGGCAAAGGAGAAATCGTCAATTACAAAGCAATCCAGATTGATGGGGATACATATAAAGAGGACACATGGTATCAGTTGGAAGATGGAGAAATTAAGGAAGCGGAGGAATGAGCATGAAATACAGAAAGAAACCCGTGGTAATTGAAGCGTTTAAATATGATGGAGATTTAAAAGGAGCAGATGGTAAATATTATGTCCCCGATTGGGCGATAATCGCCTTTGAGAATGGCATCATGCACTATGTCAGTGATGACGGAGAAAAACCACCTATCGAACTATATATTGATACATTAGAGGGAACGCATCATGTGAGTGTTGGGGACTATGTGATTCGCGGCGTGAAGGGAGAACTTTATCCCTGTAAACCAGACATTTTCGAGCAGACATATGAAGCATGTGAGGAGTGATGCAGCATGGCTGAAATGACAGCGTTGGAGTTTTTGAGAGAATGGCATAGAATGTGTCAAAAGTATCCGTTTTGTAGTGATTGCCCAATGGAAGATTCTTCATCTCGCAGTTGTATGCCTTGTAAGTGGGTTTTTAATGATATAGAAAAAGTAATCGCTACCGTGAAAAAATGGTCTAAAGAACATCCGAGAAAAACGATTTTACAGGATTTCTTGGAGAAGTATCCGAAAGCCGAACTGATACATAACAAATTTCCAGAAATTTGCCCTCATTCGTTGGGATATGCGACAAATAAAGAGTGCTTTTTAGATACGGACGAACAATTTGTTTCAGAAGAATGCGAAGAATGTTGGAACAGACCGTTGGAGGAGGAATGAAATAATGGCTGAAAATACACAGGTGGCAGAAAAGAAGGAATTTACAACGGCATTAAGCCAGTGGTCGAACGAAATTGTAAAGCTGATTGAAAATGACTATTCGTCCTGCGGCGTGATTTTTGATGAATATTCCAGAAAATGCGCTATGGAGGCGGTCGGCAGTATTTACAACCTTGTCAAGAATGACGGCAAGGCAAACATGAATTCACTCGATACAAGCAACTTGAGGGGTATCGTTGAAAACTGCGCAGGTCTGAAATTGAACCCTTCGGCATATCCGAGAGAATGTTATTTCCAGCTTAGAAATGTAAAGCGTGGGAACGAGTGGGTAAAGGTTGTTGAAATGGGTATTGAGGGTGCAGGATATGATTCCCTTCTTTCTCATTACGGCAAGGATGTTGCACAGGTTTATCCGTACTGGGTCGTTAAGGAAGGGGATACCTACATTCCGCCGAAACACAGAGGTTTGGAACTGACACCGCCAGAGTGGGAAGAAAATGGATTGTCCGATAAAGCGGTTCGGGTGGTATATCCAGTCAAACTGACGGATGGCACAGTAACGTATCTGGCAGCTGATAGAGCAAGCGTAAAGGTCAATCTTTTGGCTCACGTTAAGCAAAATATGATGAACGCTACGTTCGGCATTTGCGAAGATAGATATAAGGCAACTCCAAAGCAGAAAGAGGAAATCAAGGCAAAGAAGGATGAAATTCTGAACGCATTGAGAGCGTGCAGCACGGTTGATGATATGTTGGATTGCGAAATCGCAAAGCAGTTTATCAGCGGCGCATGGCTGGATACGCCAGAAAGCATGATTCAGCGTAAGATGTGCAACAACGCCACAAGGAAGTATCCAAAAAATTATGACCAGATGGCGAGACAGGCACAGATTGAACTGGATGATGCATACCGACAGACACAGGGAGATGTTGTGGAAAGCGCAAATTCCGTTGATTTTGACGAGGAAAACATCATTGATGGAGAAATTGTGCAGGAGGTGTAAACAGTGATTCTTATAAAAGTAACGATTGCCGTCTGGATGATTTTCATCCTTGCATCTGGTAGGGCTATTTGGTTATACATTAGAAATCAGAAAAAAGGTATGAATAGGGATTTATCTTATTATGTTCTGGAAAACAAACCTTCTGCGTTGTCTGCTTTCGTTTGCATTGTTGTTGCTCCTGTTCTTACGATAGCGAGCGCAATTTGGCTTTTGGTTAGGGGGTAAAAATATGAGAATTATTAGTCAGAACGGAAAAGTTGATTTGCCGTATGAGCAGATTGCAATTTCAATCGACTGCGATGATGAAATGACGATTATTGCTTATGCAGTAAATTCCGAGGACGATACTATTTGGAATTTAGCTGAATATTCGACAAAAGAAAAAGCAGAAGAAGTTATGAAAATGCTGAGAGAGGGATACAGGAACTATCAAACAACGCGAAGTAGAGACGGATATTATTTCGCCTTTGATTATCCAAAGGTATTCAGATTCCCGCCAGATAGCGAGGTGTAATGATGATAGTTGATACAAATACAGAGCATATCTCAAAAACAGAACATGTTGAATTTGTAAATTATACAGGTTCTTTCCCTAATCTTTGCAGAGGGGTATTGACTTTAAAAATTGACGGAGAAATAGTTAAATTCGGTCATGATTATAATGATTATTGCTTGAAAACATCAAAATTCAATGATTCTAATTATGATTCGTTTTGGCACTCTGGCGGATGGATAGATGAAGAATATTACTCGCACTTAGGAGAATGGGAAATATCCTTAAACGAATTACCAGAACAATACCGTCAGTATGCAAGAGAAATAGATGTGGTTTTTAATTCTTGCGTGAGACATGGATGTTGTGGAGGTTGTTCTTGAAGAAATAAAATGTATTGCAATAGGAGGATATGAAGATGATAGAAAGAGTAAAAGGGATTGAATAATCGTTAGGGGGGGGTGCGAAAGTGCTGTTAAAAACGATAGCGACAGGGAGCGCAGGAAACTGTTATATGCTCGCCGATAGCAATGGAAAATCTCTTATCCTTGACTGCGGTGTTCCGAAAGGAGTGATTAAGTACGGAAGAATGGAAATGGATTGATGGATACGAAGGGCTATACCAAATTTCAAATTATGGAAGATTGAAAAGTTACAGAAAAAATAAAAATGGAGGGATAATGTCAAACACAGATAAAAATGGATGGTATTTTACCGTAAATCTTTTTGACTGCGATGGGAAAAGAAGAACAGAACGAATACATAGGCTTGTGGCAAAGGCATTTATAGGAGAAATCCCGAAAGGTTACCACATACACCATAAAGACGGGAACAAACAGAATAATAGATTAGATAACCTTGAAATAATACATCCAGCTAAACACAGCATGGAAACAATTAAGAAAAACAAAAATGTAATCAAAGGGATGAATGACTACAATAAGTACGTCAAGCCAAAAAGAGTCAAACAATACACATTGGACGGTGTATACCTTGCCGAATATGTCAACTGCGAAATAGCGAGCAGAATGACAGGGATATGCCAAAGAAATATATCTCAAGTCGCAAGCAAAGAACCATACAACTCAAAAGGTAGTGTAAGAAAACAGGCAGGCGGTTATGTATGGAAATTTGAAAAAGAAGGCGAGGTGATGTAGATGTTTTTGAGAACGATAGCCACAGGCTCAAGTGGAAATTCGCACGCCTTAATCAGCAGAACAGGAGAAATTTTGTTACTTGATTTAGGCGTATCAGAAAAGACTGTTAAAAAAGGTGTTGATTGGAAAATATCAAATATTGTCGGAGCGATAGTTACTCATAAACATCTCTGACTTGACCATAGCAGGTCGATAGAAGATTTTAAAAGAATGGGAATACCCGTTTTTGTACCATATCTGAAAAACGATAGTAAATCGGTAAATATGGGCGGATTTGTAGTAAAATCTTTTGACCTTACAACGATTGACGGTAGATGGACACACACAGATGCGGACGGCGAACCTTGCCCGATATATGGCTTTCTGATAACTCACAAGGAAATGGGGCGGATGCTTTACATTACCGATTGTAAAGTTATCAAATGGAAGTTTAAATCCATTAACCACATTCTATTGGGTGTAAATTATGACAAGGACATGATTTATCCAGATAACGAAGGAAAAAAGAATCATATTTTCGGCGGTCACTTGGAGATTGGAACAGCTTGTGAGTTTGTAAAGGCGAATAATTCTGATTCCTTGCATAACGTCATAATGTGCCATCTGTCAGCTGATAATGCCGATTCCGATAAATTCATCGAGCGTATGAAAGAAGTGTGTCCTACGGCGAATGTGTACGTTGCAGGGCGTAATGACGGGTGGTGGTTGAGTGATGGGAAGGTATGAGTTTTCCTTAAATGCAAATATCAAGGCGAAGGATGGCATTTGCCCCTGCTATGGATGCGAAGGAAGGAGCGCTGGATGTCATTCAAAATGCGAGAAATTCACGATTTGGAATCAGAAGCATTTGAAAAATAAAAAAGAAATGCAAAAGAAGGCGTTCATCGAAAATCAGGCGGATTACCGGAAGAATGAATACTTTAGAAGAAAGAGGGACAAGCAGAAATGAATAAATGTATTTTTGTTGGCAGAACAACAAGAGATGTTGAACTCAGATACACGCGGTCCGCTAATCCTCTGGCGGTCGGAAGAACCTCCATTGCAGTTGAAAGCGGATACGGAGACAAGAAGAAAACGAGCTTTTTCAATATCTCTGCTTTCGGCAAAACGGCGGAAACAATGGATAAATTTGTTAAGAAGGGTACGAAAATCATCCTTGAGTGCGAAGCTGCGCAGAATGAATACACTGACAGGGAAGGGAAGAAACAGAACACGGTATCCTTTATCGTGAAATCTTTCGAGTTTGCCGAGAGTAAAGTGGCAAGCAGCAGTGCAGGGCAGACAAGTGATGCTCCGAAACCGCAGAGTAACACGGATGGTTTTTATCCCGTTGACAATACCATTGAAGATGACGATTTGCCGTTTTAAAAAATAAGAAAGGTGGAGACTGATTTTGAGAATAGAAAATTTAATCGTTTTTTTGAAAGAGAATTTTGAAAAAGGGATACAAATGTTCGATACTCCGAATATTGCAGGTGATTTCATGGTGCCTATTTATAAGAAGGACGATATATCAGTGTTTTTCGCGCCGGAATATGACTATATTGAGATATTCGGAATATCTGATGAAGAATTTGAAAGAGTCGAAAAAGAGGTTAATCGGAAAAGGCGGTAATATTTGTAAGGCGGTGGAAAGATGGACTATCAGAAATTCAAGAAAGCAAAGGCTATCGAGAAGAAAAACAAGGAACGCCTGCTGAAAGTAAATCCAAAATTGAATGAGGACAGCGGAATTTATTTCCTAACAAGAATTGACGAAAACGGATTCAAATACGCATACATCGGGCAAGCAATACACCTTATTACCAGATTGTCGCAACATCTTGTTGGCTATCAGCATATCGACCTATCTTTGAAAAAACACGGCTTATACGATGCGGAAACAAATCAGTATGGATGGAAAATCGGTTTTCTGCTTTACAAAGACACCGAGTTGGATAGTGCGGAACAGCACTGGATAAAGAAATATGCTGATGGCGGTTATCAGCTGCGGAACAAGACAAGCGGCTCACAGGGCGAGGGCAAATCGCAGATTGCGGAATACAAAGCCGCTAAGGGCTATCGTGACGGCTTGGAACAGGGCAGAAGGAATCTTGCGAAGGAATTATCACATATTGCCGAAAAGCACCTCACAATCGAAATTAGAGCGGATAAGAGGGGCAATAAGATTTCAGAACGGCAGTATGAGAAATTTATGAGTTTAATTAAGAATTGTGGTGACGGAGAATGAAAGAAAATCCCGCAAATAAAATAAAGGATACAATGTGGAAATTCCTAATGGACTACGGTCAAGAAGCAGACATTCAAGGATTGAAGGAATCTGTTTATGATTTAATCGGGATGACCACACAAAAAACAGCAGGACAAAGAAAGGGCAAAAATGATATTCCTTGGGATGAGTTGGATATGACGCTTATGACAATCGTTATACAGGCGACGGGTTTGGTTTTGTCTGGAAAATTAGGCGAAATCCAACAGGATAGCGCAGATTGGAGCAAAGAAAGGGTTGATGAGGCAATAGAAGAATACAGGAATGGAAAGGCGGCGAATACATGAGAATGTCTTTTGAATTGCTCAATATTTGCGATGCAATCTATATGTTGGACGGATGGGAAAACAGCAAAGGGGCAAATCAAGAATACGGTTTCGCCAAAGGAAAAGGAATTGAAATTTACGGACGAATAGGGGCTGAATTATGAAATTCATTGATTTCTTCTCTGGAATCGGCGGTTTCCGTAGGGGAATGGAACTGGCAGGGCATGAATGTGTGGGATTTTGTGAATTTGATAAATTTGCAGTAGCCGGCTACACAGCCATGCACCTTATGACGGACGATGAACGAGAATACATAAGCACGTTGCCGAAGAACAAAAGAGTAGCAGAAGCAGGAAAGGAGGAATACAGACATGGAGAATGGTATGCAAATGACATTAGACGGATTTTCGCCGAGGACATCCCAAAAGCAGACTGTTGGTGTTTCGGATTCCCCTGTCAGGACATCAGCGTTGCCGGAAAACAGCTTGGCTTTGACGGAGCAAGAAGCAGCTTATTTTTCAGAGTTATCAGACTTGTGCAAGACCTCGAAGAAAAGGATAGACCCACATACCTATTCATTGAAAACGTTAAAAACCTACTTAGCGTTAATGGGGGAACGGACTTCCTTAAACTTCTCATTGCGCTGGACGAAAGCGGGTACGATGCAGAATGGCAGGTTATCAACTCTGCCGATTACATCCCACAAAACAGAGAAAGAGTTTTCATTATCGGACATCTTAGAGGGAGAAGTACCGCAAAAGTATTTCCTATCGAAGGAGCAGACAGAGAAAATAGTGTTCAAATAAAACAAATCGGGAATATAAAAAGTGTAAAACGAGACAATCCGAATCGTTATCGTGTATATGATGTGGATGGTATTTCTCCGACACTTTCTAAAATGGATGGCGGTGGATTGAGTCCATATATCCCTATTCCTGTATTTTGCGATATGTCAAAAAGTGCAGGAATACAAACTTATGATAAGGCGTTTTGCTTGCAAGCGAGATATGACAAAGGCGTTTGCAACAGGAAAGAGGAAACAAGTGGTGTATGCGTTCCTGTACTCACTCCGGACAGAGCAGAAAAAAGACAGAACGGCAGAAGAACGAAGGGAAATGGAGAGCCAATGTTTACTCTGACCGGACAGGACCGGCACGGAGTTATGATTTCAACGCCTGACGGAATGGCGTTTTATTCCATTTGGTACGAAAAATATCAGTGCTATATTGCCATCCGTAAGCTAACACCGAGAGAATGCTTTCGGCTGCAAGGATGGTCGGATGAATATTTCGATAGGGCGGAATTGGTAAATAGCAACAGTCAGCTATATAAACAGGCAGGGAACGGCGTGACCGTACCGGTAATATACGAGATTGCAAAAAGGATGATGGTGGAGAAACAGGAATGAGAGAAAGGAGCTATTCAATCATGAAAATCAGCACAGCCTGCAAGATATTCTTGCAAGTAAACAGCGACAAATACACGGACGAAGAGAAAGGAATGGCAATTTATGAAGTTCTGAAAATGCCAACGCACAACGGCATTACAAAAGATGCCATGCTGAAGGTTATCGAGTATCTTCTGAATTTGGCGTTCGACATTCCGGAAGAAAACGAAGCGGAGCAGAATGATTGAGAAAAACAAAGAAACCAATACATACCACGCCATTTGTGATTGCTGTTATGAATATTCCGATGAATATGGCAGTCTTGAAAAATGTCAGCATGGCATTAAATACAATGGGTGGGAGGCATTCTTTGACGAGGAGGAGCTAGAATGGAAAGACCTCTGCCCGAGTTGTAAGGAGTGATGGAAACGAAGAATAAACACGAAATATGGGAGCTGCGGCAGATGCAGGCGTTGCCGTTGGAATCCAAAATTACGATGACAAAACACAGGATTCAAACGTGGGTAGATGAATTTGGGATTGATGGAGTTTATGTTTCGTTCAGCGGCGGTAAGGATAGCACTGTTTTATTAGACATAGCCCGTCAAGAATATCCAGATATGAAAGCTATGTTCGTGGATGTTCCTACCCAGTATCCCGAACTGAAAGAGTTTGTCTTGACGTTTGACAATGTGGATATCGTGCATCCTAAAATCTCCTTTGCTCAGGTCTGTGAAAGATACGGCTTTCCGTTTTTCTCGAAAGAAATTGCATCCACGGTCAACGAAGCAAGAAAATATTTCAAGAAGGTTGATTCGATGCACTGCGATGATAAAATTCTGACGAACGAACGAACGAACGAACGAACGAACGAACGAACGATACCGTACGCTTATCGGGCGGCGGATTTGCTAGGAATAGACCGACGGAAAGACAAAGAGAATCCCTTGTACAAGCGTTTGAAGATGGGGATTATCCCTAGCATGCCTGCAAGGACAAAAATATTACTTGGTGTATATCCGCATAAGGAAAACGGCGTTGCTACGAGTGAATATTCGAAAATATATGACAGGTCGAAATACATATTTACGCTTGACGCGCCTTTTGAAATATCAAATCAATGCTGCAACGTAATGAAAAAGAAACCTGCTCACCGATATAACAAAACGACGGGACGAGTGCCGATAACCGCTCAAATGGCGTGCGAAAGCAAACTGAGAGAATCACAATGGGTGATAAATGGTTGCAACGGCTTTGATTTGAAAATTCCAACAAGCAACCCCATGAGTTTCTGGACGGAACAAGATGTACTCTGGTACATAAAGAAAAATGATTTACCGATTTGTTCAGTCTATGGTGATATAGTCATTGATTATGAAGCTATGGGACAATGTGAAAATCAGATGACGTTTTCGGATTACGGGATATTCGGAGAGGAAAGACCACTGTTAAAAACAACAGGGTGCAACAGAACAGGTTGCGTTTTGTGCGGATTTGGTTGTCATTTAGAAAAAGAAAGCAGGTTCTTAAGGCTAAAGGAAACACACCCCAAATTTCATAATCTGCTATACGTCTTGAAAAATAACGGCGTGACATACGCAGAGGCTATTGATTGGATAAATGAAAATGGGAATATGAATATCAGATATTGAAAAGAAAAAGGAAGGGGGATAACAACACATGAAGGAATGTAAATTATTTCAGTGCGAAATTTGTAATACGCAATACAAATTAAAAAGTGATTGCCAAGCGTGCGAAAAGAATCATGTTAAACCAGAAAGCATTAAAGAGTACAAATATCATGCCGAGAAAACCTATAAAAATTATCCGGATACCATCGTTGTTTTGATGAAAGATGGAAAAGAAATTAAATACAAAAGATAACAGATGAAGTATTTGGACAGGAGGAATAAAGCATGACAGAGAAATGGATTGAGACAGAAAAAATGAAAAGGCTGACAATGGATAACGTAGAAGAAATGGGCATGTTCAGTCTGGCTCATAACTGTTGCTACATTGATGAAAATGGCAATACCAGATATAGAGACTTTGAGATAGATATTGATGCAAGAGAGTTGGCAAAGGGAATGCTGAAAGAAATGACAGAAGATGCGGTGTCTTTTGAATCAGATGAGGACTTCGATGATTGGATGGGTTGCTACATCGGAGAGGACAGAATAAGCACACCAAGAGGTCTGATTGCCAATTTCTATCAGAATCTTTGGGCTATGGCGGAGTTAAGAGAGAAACTCAAATATTATGAGGACTTGGAAGAACAGGGGCGGCTGTTGGTGCTGCCCTGCAAGGCTGGAAAATATGAAAAAAGATTAGTCGATTTAGAGAAAGCCATGGACGAGAGTACTTTATATGATTGGTATGTCACTTCTGTAATGCAGGAAGATACGCCTGTTTGGACAGGGGAACATATTGAAGAATTATTGAATGATTTTTATGTTATTCCAAAAGAAGCGGAAACGGAATTGGAGAGAAGGGGGTGTGAAGCGGATGGCGATTAAACCGATTTTATTTAATACCGAAATGGTGCGGGCGATTTTAGACGGGAGAAAGACTTGCACTCGGCGGGTTGCAAAAAATGTTCCAGACCACACACATAGGATTGAACCTGTTTATGAAAATGGCCGCTTTCAATTTGATTGTTTTTATTCTTCGTATGTAGCTGCACTTGATGCTGATGCCGACTTTTGTATGCCATGCTTGCCGCCATACCAGCAGGGGGATATTCTGTATGTTCGGGAAACATGGTGTAAAGGTTCTTGGATGAATGAAAAAGAAAGATATTATTACAAGGCAGATGATAACGATTTTCATTGTGTATGGCATCCATCAATCCATATGCCAAAAGAAGCCGCACGTATCTGGCTGAGGGTTACGGATGTGAGGGTGGAGCGGTTGCAGGAATGCGGAGAAGGATGGTGTATTGATATTGAAAAAGAGGGCATTGCAACCCCACAGGACCCTATATTATACATAAGTGATGACGCTTTCCATGACGCGTTAAGAATGGAATTTCAAAAAATTTGGGATTCCACCATCAAGAAATCCGACCTTGACCGTTACGGATGGGACGCTAATCCTTGGGTTTGGGTGGTTGAATTTGAACGGTGCGAGAAGCCGAAGGAGGAATGATAAATGAGACTGATTGATACAGATGCCTTGAAAGAGGTGCTGATAAAAGAGAAAGGGTTTTATCCAGCAATGGTCGCAAGTGCGATTGAAAATGCACCTACTGTTCGTTGTGCGAATTGCAAGGAGAAAACAGAAAAAGAAAGAATACAATCGGAAAATCAACAATAAATAAGAGTGTGGTGGTTGTTTATGGCAATATACAGGAACTTACACATATCGTTCTGGACTGATAATAAGGTCGAGGATGATTTCACGCCAGAGGATAAGTATTTCTATGCTTATCTTCTGACAAACCCACAGACGAATATCTGCGGCTGCTATGAGGTAAGCTTTAATCAAATATCGCACCATACAGGATACACGAAGGATACAATTTCAAGGCTGATAAGGCGTTTTGAAGATGTGCATGGCGTGATTCGGTACTGTGCGGAAACAAAGGAAGTCTTGATTCTCAAATGGTACAAGTACAATTGGAGCAAATCTGAGAAAACACTTGCAGGAGTTGAGAATGTGGCAAGGCATATTAAGTCTGATGATTTTAGGCGGTATGTTATGGATACGGTAAATAAGGTTAGAGGCAGTGTGGACGATTGCCAGACGGAAGAAGAACCGAAAAGTATTCCTTCCGTTTCTGTAAAGAAAGTATCTTCTGCGGATATGCTGAATGACATGGTTTCCGAGTTTGCTATTTCCGATTATCTTCTGGAATCAGTGCAGAACTGGATTGGCTATAAGGCAGAACGCAATTTCAAATATAAGGAGCGTGGGTTGCGTATCCTGCTGAAAACCATTGCCGAGAAATCTATGCAACATGGCGATGCGGCAGTAGCAACAGCAATAAATGAAAGCATTTCAAGCGGATATCAAGGTATTGTTTGGGAGAAAATTGGGAAGGCTTCCAGTGGCGATATAAACTGGAATTTTTAGGGGGTGTATTTCGTTGACAAAAGAGGAAACCAAGAAAATCCTGCGTATCATGTATAACTGTTTCCAGAATTTCAGACCATCGAATATTGCAGAAACAACAGAGGTTTGGGAAATGATGCTTTCAGATTATACATATCAGCAGATTTCGGTTGCGTTGAAATCCTATATCCTGTCTGACACAAGCGGATTTGCACCGACAATCGGGCAGTTGGTTGATATGGTTCATTCCGTTAGCAAACCGCAGGAATTGAACGAAATGGAGGCGTGGTCGTTAGTCAGTATGGCGATTAGAAACAGCGGATACCGATATACCGAGGAATTTTTGAAACTGCCTGCCATCATCCAGAGTGCAATCGGAACGCCGGAGCAGTTACATATTTGGGCTACGGATGAAGAATATAATGAGACAGTAGTTATGAGCAATTTTCAGCGGTCATACCGGCTTGTGCTGATGCAGAAAGACGAAAGCGCAAAACTGCCAACAGAAGTGCGGAATTTGCTTTCTAATAATGAAAATCCTGCCAGAATAGAAATGCAGGATAGAATTAAGCAGCTTTCTAATGCGTTTGACGAAAAAAGCAAACTGCTGATTGAGGGCAGCGAGAAGAAAGAAAGAGTGGTGGATGATTCTGTTATGGACACCGTTCATGCAGAATTAGAGAAAATAAAAGCAATGAGTATCAGATAAAAACCAGAACGGAGGAAGATTTATGAAAACGCCAATCGTAAAATCTGATGAAGGAAAACCGCAGCTTAACCTTGTGCCATTGGAACTTTTAGAACCATTGGCAAGGGTTCGTGAATTTGCTGTTGAGAAATACGGTCTTGAAGGTATCGAATCATGGCGCAATATTTCCGATGATAGATTGTTAGCTGCTCTGCTGCGGCATACGATTACTTACCAGAAAGACCATGACGCGCGTGATGAAGAAAGCGGCTTGCCTGCCGCATACCATGTAGCTATCAACGGTGCATTTCTTGCCATTAAGGCTATGGAGAGAATGAAAGTAAGATGCGGATACCAACCAAAAGAAATTAACTTCTATGAAAACCTGCCGCCAGAAGTGCAGAAAAGGGGAGACAAATTTATTTCTGCGGTTTGCGAGGGTGGTGTGAAAGATGAATCTGAATCAGATTGAAAAGAAAAAACGGTATCAGAAGCAAAAAAGAATCATTGAAGAAGCAAAGACAGAAGCTATTGAAAATATGCAGAAAATCATTGATAGAGGGCTTTCTTCTCAAATGGAACTGGTTATGTTACTAGTCCTGCATGATAAATTCGGGTTCGGTTCAGAACGATGCGCCAAAGCGTTAGTTGCCTTTGAAGAATTATGGGCTGATGTTGGGGATAAGCACCTTTGTCTTGATGATATTGAGGAAGTAGTAAAGGCTGAAATTGGAATCGAAATGACTGAGGATACTATTTTTCAGACCGACAAGAAAGGGAATAAGAAATTGCTTTGGTCTAACGAGAATACATAAAGGGGGTACTCTTAATTGGCTTTGCGAGATTTGACAAAGCCAGAATTGCGAAAAATTATAGAGAACGCCAATTTTACCGAGGATGAGATGATGGTATTTCAACTGTCCAGCAACGGTTCCCCTATTGATTATATAGCGGACACGATGAAAATATCATCATCTACGGTAAATCGTATTTTGAGGAAGATTTATAAGAAAATAGAAAGGATTGAGGATATGTCGAAACCAGAAGTGCCGATTTGGCAGAAAGTAACAATGACGATTGACGAAGCATCCGCATATAGCAGTATCGGGACTTCAAGAATAAGAGAATTGGCTAACAACCCAAGATGCACGTTTGTTCTGACCGTAGGAACAAAAAAGTTAATCAAAAGAAAGGAATTTGATAAATTCATTGAAGGAAGTATCGAATTGTAGACAACGTAAAGCCCCGTATGGTAGTATGAAACTGTATGGGGCTTTTCTCAAATCGAAAGGAGTGTAATAGAATGGGGAAAGACCTTAAGGGAAAAGAATTAGGCGTTGGTATCAGCCAGCGAAAAGACGGAATGTACACAGGACGATTTACAACAAAATCGGGAAAACGAAAGCAGAAATACTTTCATAAGCTACAGGAATGCAGGGCATGGATGGCAGATGCGCAGTTTGAGGATGAACATGGTGATGTGTTCTTTTCTGACTCTCCAACAGTCGATGCGTGGTTTGACTACTGGATAAATGAAGTAAAGGGAGATAGCATAAGAATTATAACAGAAAGAAACTACAGAAGTATGTGGAGCTTTTCTATTTCTCCAATTATTGGGAATATGGAATTAAAAGACGTAAAGCCGATTCATTGTCAGAAAGTACTAAATATGATGAATGAAGGGCATAAGACATCTACCATTAAGGTGCATAGAGATTTAATGTGGAGTGTTTTTGAATGTGCTGTCGAAAATTATTTAATAGAAAGAAATCCTGTAAGAAGGAATGTGAAAGCAACTGGTGGTAAAAAAACAGAAGCGCGAGAAGCACTAACTGTTGATGAGCAAAAAACTTTCTTAAAAGAATCAGAAAAATCATCATTTTATAATGGATATGCGTTTGTGCTGCAAACCGGGATTCGGGTTGGAGAATTGATTGCGTTAAAGTGGTCTGATGTAGATTTTAAAAATCGAAAAATAAAAATACAGAGAAGTGCATCGGAGGTCGCGAAACAAGGGTTTGTAATCGGAGAACCAAAGACAAAAAGCGGGCATCGGGAGATACCGCTTACAAGAGAAGCTGTCAATATTTTATATAGTCAAAAAGAGAAGAATTCTCAAAACAAAATTATTCCAATCCAGTATGCAGATTATATTTTTCTGAACAAAAACGGAAATCTAATTCAAAAGTCAGCGTATAATCAAGGAATATATGCTATTTGCAATAGATTGGGAATGAGAAAGTTCTCAATTCACTTGCTAAGGCACACATTCGCTACGAGATGTATAGAAAGTGGTATGCGCCCTAAAACGCTGCAAGCAATCCTAGGTCATAGCAAAATTGAAATGACGATGAATTTGTATGTTCATGTAACGGATGAATCCAAACTGGAGGAAATCGAAGCAATAGAAAAAAACTTAAAATTGGTGTAGAAATTGGTGTAGAAATAAAAAATACATATAGAACACCTTGTTTTATCAATGTTTTTAATAAGTATATACATTTTGGGAATTAAATGATATTGAAATTTTTATTCAAAATGAAAATATCTTGCTATAACTTTAAAAACATTGTTAATAACTTTATTTTCAATGGTTTTGAGTAATTCATACAAAAAAGATAAACATTGAATAACTTTTCAAAACAAATGAATAATTTTTAGAAAATTGGTGTAAAATTGGTGTAGTGGTGTAAGATTGGTGTAGAAAAGCCCCATACAAAACAAAAAAATATATGACAGAAAGTTGAGCGAAAGATGACACTTTTGGCTCTTTTTTTATGCGAAAATATAGGTAGAAGGAGGTTGATGGAAATGTTTTCAGATGAAGTCCTAGAGAAAATTTTCAGTCGTGAAGATGTAATGAAGATACCTCTTACTTATCAGTCCGTTATGGTTCGGGCGGTGCAGGAGGTTTTAGAGAAGGAGGGAATCGACTATGCAACCAAATCCTTATCAGAGCATGAACTATAATATCCAGCAAGCATATCCGCAGTATGGGTACAATCCATACTTTCAACAGACGCGGATGCAGCTACCGCAGATAGAACAGGTGCAGCCAGTAAATCAGCTTCAACAGCAGATGCCGCGTGGCGTAAATGGGCGCGTGGTGCAGTCTGTGGAAATGATAACGGCAAATGATGTGCCTATGGATGGTTCGGCGGCGTTCTTTCCGATGCAGGATATGAGTGCAATATTTGCTAAGTCTTGGAACGCTGACGGAACGATTAAAACCGTAACTTTCAAGCCAGTAAATGAGACTGCACCTCAAAATTCGGCTCAGATTCAAGAAAATCTCAAATTTGAACTGTCGGAAGGTACGGTTACGGCTTTCATGGATAGATTTGATGAACTGTCTGAAAGATTAGAACAGTTGGAACTCTCCGTAAATAAAACCGCTTCAAAATCCAGTACACAATCGACCAAAAGAAAGGCGGATGCAGAATGAAGAATTTATTTCAACTCCTTGGCGGTATAAGAAATCCGCAACAATTTTTACAGAGCATGATGAACAATAGTCAAGTGATGGGAAACACTATGGCGAAAAATGCCATTGATATGATGCAGAAGGGGGATGCCAAAGGCGTAGAGCAGATGGCAAGAAACCTCTGCAAAGAGAAAGGGGTAAACCCCGATGAAATAATGAAACAAATGAAAGATAAGTTTGGAATGTAAGACATATTAGAGGTTGCGCGCAAAAAACCTTGGTGCCTCTTTATGAATATAAAAAATCAATCAAAAGGAGGAATCTAATATGTTCAACTCTACAAACAATACACCTTTTACTATGCCCGTAATGCCAGCAACAGGCGGTTATGGCAATGACGGTGCTTTTAGCGATGGCGGATGGCTGTGGATAATCGTAGTTTTTGCTTTGCTTTTCGGTTGGGGCAATAACGGTTTCGGCGGCTTCGGCGGTAATGGCGGCGGCTATGTAGCAACAGCAGCTACACAGGCAGATATCCAGAGAGGATTCGACACACAGTCTATCATCGGAAAACTTGACGGTATCTCCAACGGTATGTGTGATGGGTTCTATGCACAGAACACCACTCTGATGAACGGTTTTCATGGCGTAGATAACGCTATCTGCAATCTTGGCTACCAGACACAGCAGGGGTTCAACACAACCAATGTTGCACTGATGCAGGGTCAGAACGCATTGCAGGCACAGCTTGCCGATTGCTGTTGCCAGAACAGAGAAGCAATCGCTCAGGTAAGATACGATATGGCGCAGGATACTTGTGCATTGCAGAACACGATGAACACAAATACCCGTGACATTATCGACAACCAGAACGCAGGAACAAGAGCAATCCTCGACTACCTGTGCGCTAAGGAAAACGCCGACCTGAGAGATAAGGTTCAGAAGCTGGAACTGGCTGCTTCTCAGTCAGCGCAGAACGCTTATATCGCGGCAAATCAGGACGCGCAGACAGCGGAATTGATTAGAAGAATCAACCCTATGCCTGTACCTGCGTATAACGTTCCTGCCCCTTATCCTTATTCTGGATATGGTAACGGTTGCGGTTGTGGTTGCTGATGGCAGACAACCAAAATAAAGGGTTATCTTATTTAGATATGCTTACTGTCCTGTCTGTGTTTTTGCAGTTTGTGACTTGCCAACAGGTATCGAATGATACGCTGTTGAATGAATTGCATAGGCAGGACAGATATTATCTGGATAAGATAATGAAAGACCAGAAGGAAATACTTAAAATGCTATCTGATATTAAATCAGACTTCGCCCGCAGTGGTTGATACAAAGAGGGTAGGCAGAAGTCTACCCTTAATTTTTTAGGAGGTGTTATTTTATGGCTTGTAAGAACGTATGCCGACTTTGCGATAATTTCATTATATCGCAGTCAGTGAATTTTACAGGCGGAAATCTGATTATAGATTTACCTGCTGGCAGTTATGCAGACTGCCGAAAAGTTTGTATTGTGGTGGCTCAAAAAATCCCCGATACCACTACAATCAATGCTCCTGTTTTTATTACGATTGGCGGTGGGGCTGTGCAGTATCCGCTTATGAAGCGTAATTGCAGACAGGTTGTGGCATCTGGCTTGAGAACAAGAACCAGATACAAAACAGTAGTTGAGACAACGAACAATTCTGGATTTTTCAGAATGATAGGGGAGCCTTGCTGTACGCCAGATAGCAGATTATCTGCTATCAACGGAGAAAGTGCCCCTGCAACAACAGGCGGAGGTGAATAATTTATGCACATTGAGAGAATGCACAAAATGATTGAGTGTCTTTGTGAAAAGGCATGGTCCGAAATGGAAAAAGGTCTGGAATGTGTTGATACCGCCGAAATGGGACAGGTTGTCGATATGATTAAAGACTTAAATGATGCTGAATACAAAGCTGTCATTACAAAGGCTATGCAGAAGGCAGAGAAAGAGGACGAAGAAGAAGATAAGGAAATCCTTAGACGGTTGAAATCCGAATACTACGAGGACGGAGACAGGCGTTTCTACGACCATTACAGATACGCTGACGGTCGATTTGCACCAAAGGGCAGAGGAACACGCAGAGGATATACAGAACCGCCTTACTACTTCCAGACACCCGATATGTATCACGAATGGGATAGCAAGAGCGACGCAGAGCGTGGCAGAGATTTAGACCGTATGGGTGGCAGAATGTACTATACCGAACCCATGATGAGCGGCTACGATAAAGCGAAACGCCATTACACAGAAAGCAAGGAAATGCACAAGGGCAATTCTCAGGCTGATAAAGAGCAAAAGATGCGCGACCTTGAAGCATACATGAAAGAACTTTCTGGTGATGTGACAGAGATTCTTTCGGATATGACACCAGAAGAACGCACCCTGCTGAAAGCCAAAATGACAACACTGTTGCAGAAAATCGGCTGACATAAAACGGATAGGGGTATTCCCCCTATCTTTTTTAATTGGGGGTGGTAACGAAATGGTATTCGAGATAAACGGTGTAAAATGGAGCGTTATTTCTGTTATGCCGCTCTCTGACTGTCTGCGCCGCTCTGACGGGAGTTTTACAGTTGGCGTGACTGATAACACTACTCACTGCATTTGCCTTTCTAATCGGCTTGTAGGCGGATTTAAGAGGAAGGTACTGATACACGAATTATGCCACGCAGTCTGTATGTCCTATAACATACATATCCCATTGGAACAGGAGGAATTTTTATGTGACTTTGTGGCTACTTATGGGGATGAAGTTTTCGATATGGTAGATATGATGGTCGGGGAAATTCGGAAAACGGCATAAAAAAAGGGAGTATACCGAAATTGATATACTCCCGATTTTTGTGTAGCTTAGGATTGCAGCTTTTACGAAAGGGTGTACTGTTATTATACCATTTTGTTGGGGTCAACACAATGGTTATTTTTTCGTCAGCACCGCAATACTGCCCTTGCTTGTGATGTTATACCCGATAGCATCCGCTACGTCACGAATTTTGATATAGTTTGTGCCATCCTTCAAAATGCGTTCTGTTTCGTGTTCCTTTCCATCAATGATAATCTTGCACTTCTCTACCACTTCTTCATCCTCCGTTCCGTAGTCGAAAACATCATTTACAAGCAACCAGTGCGTGAATTTATTGCACCGCAGGGGGACTTCTCGCACGCCGTAAGCCGAACCGTCAGCAGCTATGTAGTAGGGGTAGCCGTTCTTCATGCCTGTGTATACCCCGATATGCCCCTGCATCCAGACTAACGCCCCGATGGGTGCTTTTTCGATGGTTGATATCGGATTGACGCTTTTTGCTCGTTCTTTCCATTGGGTACTGCCGAGTTTTACGCCACACGCCCATGAAATCAGACCAGAGCAGTCTACGCAGACCTTCCCGATTTTCTTTCTGTCACTATTCCATACCATCTTACCGTATTTGTTTTTCAGATAGTTGTAGTTGGCTTCTGTCATTACAGAGCCTTTCATACCGTAAACATAATTCGTGCCGATTTTAGAACGGCAAAAGGCTACCAGTTCTTTGCCCGTCATCTTTTTCGCCATATAATCATCCCTTTACAATCTCTTTGACTGCCTTGTTTTCTTTCAGCATTTTTCGCATTTCTTCCAGTGCTTCATCCACCCACATAGAGAAGGTGTCAAACGATACCGCCATAGCAACCGCAGGGAATCTCTGCACGAATAAATCATAGGTCTGCCGCAATTTCAGCTTGCCTGTTCCGCTCCCCAGTTCTGCTTCTGCCTGTGTGACCGCCCACAACAACCATTCTTTTACTTTTTCTCTCTGTGCCGCTGTTGGCATTTTCAGAAACCGCCCGATAAATACACCGACCATCCCTGTGACCGCCATCAACGCAACCACCAGATACCAGTTTTCCATTAAGAATGTAACCTTATGCACTTGCTACATCTCCTTTCACTCTTTCAATACAATATCAGCAATACGGATAACGGCTTCAATGCCGTATTTTTCAGCCCATTCACGAATCAACTTGATAACATATTTGTACCTGTTTTCATTTTTCGATTTCCAATAATAGAAACCGTTTGCAACACCGCACTCTGTAATTGAAGCGACCGCAACCTGTGCGAGTGGAGATATGTCTTTCTCTGTGACGAAAGTACCATATATAACCGCCGCACTCAGGCAGATTGCTACAAAATCAGATATGTAAACAAGTTTCTTGCTCGTTTCCATTTTTCTTGCCATACGATCAACCTACTTTCTCCCAGCCCTGCTGGTATTCCGAGGGCTTCCAAGTATTGTTATCGATGGTCGAGCGATAGCAAACGCCATTCTCCGTGCAACAGTCCCCCTTCGCGTAGGGGCTGGTTGCCAGCGAGATAAAGGGCTTTGCCTTCGCAGGGTCATCACTCCATACAAAACCCCACTGTGCAGGCAATTCCTCGGGTTCGGCGGTGTAAATGGTGCTGTCATATTTCTGCAACAGCTTCACCACGCGCCCTGCGGTACTTTTGCAGACAAAGCCGACAGGACGGTTCAGCATATTTTCTTTTTCACAAGCCGTCTGGAAATCTGGGATAAACCTGTCCTCAGCGTTTAATTCCGTTCCTGTCATAGTGTCCGCTTTCTCCTGCACCGCCTGCGCCGCTAACTTTGCCATGTGCTTAATTGTTTCCATCATACTTCGTTCACCCCCTCACTGATTGCCGCCTCTAATTTTTCTACCGTTACGCTGTCCGCCGCAAGGGCGTTTAACTGCTCCTCAATGCGGTCAAGCTGGGTTGGTTTTGGTTCTGGCATGGGTTCGGGTTCGGGCGGTGTGTATTCCGAAAATGTACATGTTTCTGGGTCATAAATCATGCCAAGCGTAACAGTTTCATCGCACGGAATAGCAGTCACAGGATTGCCCGATGGGTCTGGCGGATAGTAGGGTTCTGTTTCTTGGTTTTTCAGAACGTCAATCACTCTGTTCTGTAAAATCATTGCATAAGTTTTCATCTTCTCACCTCACCATTCAATAATAACAATACCGTTTCCACCTGCGGACGCAGTTTTTGATGAAACGTCATTGGTTGCACCGCCGCCACCTCCACCATAACCAGCGTTGGTTGCATGATGTAGTTTTCCGCTAAAATAATAAGCACCATTTCCTCCGTTGCCGAAAGAACCGCCGCCACCTCCACCACTAGTGTAGCCGGCACCATATCCATTCCCAGTACCTCCGCAGCCTCTAACTCCATTTTCTCCGTCTTTTGCATATCTATTAGAGGAGCCTCTAGCACCTTCTCCTCCAATGCCAGCACCAATATTTCTATCCTCTGTGTTGGGGGTAGTTGCATATACCTGTGCTACACCTCCGGGCAAAGAAACAAGCGAACCAATAACCGTAGTTCCACCTGATTGACCGCTTGTTTGGCTGGAACTACTCCCGCTTGATTCTCCTGCTGCCCCGCCTAATCCTATAACAATATTTATTTTGCTATTCGGCGTAACTGTATACGGTTCTCTTATGATACACGAACCTCCATTACCGCCTGCACCAGCCTCATCGCCCCTTCTAGCACCGCCGCCACCTGCACCGCCACCACAAGCAGTAACCCAAATCTTTGTCACACCATCGGGAACGGTAAATGTGCCATTTGATGTAAAGGTCTGTGTGCCGTGCGTTTTAATTAGAGTACCTAATACTGAATTAACTGTAGCAATTACCCATGCGCCTACATCCCAACTCATGATACAACACCTCCAATCCTTGTTACTGAGCTACTAGTGTCTATTGTAGTAGTTTTCGTGATTACGTTACCGGAAGGTCCAGTATACTTAGATACTACAGTAGTTAGTGTACTTGAGTTCTTTGTAATTGTTGTAACAGTTTTTCCACCATCACTGTGAGTTATTGTAACTGTAGTTACATTACCAGATGTACTAATAGTAGTATCTTCACTTGAAAACCCCTGCACATTCATGAGGGCTTCTCTGTTTAATGGTGTACCCTCTACGGATGGTTCGTCCGCCATTTCAACCGTTACATATTCGTTTGTCCCGTCCGCATGGGTGATTTTTCTCCGCCCCGCCTGTGTCGGGATTCTATCTAAAAAATCCTTCATAGCAACCGTTCACCTCCGCTATTTATCGTTCCGCAGTAGATATATTCCTGCTTCATATTTTCTGTCATTTCCTTGCCGACCGCGGCAACCCGTTCCCAATCGTTAACTTCCTGCCAATCAAGGTAATTGCTTTCTCCGAATACAGGCAATCCCAATCCAACCAAAAACAACCGCACCAAAGCGGTATAATTCGCTCGGATACGGTTGATTTCCGAAAGCCAAGGTATATTGACTTCCTGCCAATCGGTGTAGGTTGTGCCGTTGAAACTCTCCTTGTAGTTTCTGTATGTTCTGGGGATGTAGTATCCTTCCTTCTCAAGCCACCGCATCAGCTCCTTATGGTTGCCATCAATGCGGTTCAAGTCCTGATAGTTCAGTGCGCCCTTATTGTTTTCCTCGTTCGCCTGAGCCGCTCTCGCCGTAACGGTGTCGGTTACAGTTCGGTTAAAAATCGGTGTTATCCAAGCCATTAGCTGCCACCCCCAATGATATATTGGCACTCGCCCTTGATTGCGCCGTTATAGGTCAATTTCTGCTGAACCATAGTAACAGGCGTTTCATTCGCGAAGTTGCTTGTGAAGTTGACAGAATCGCCAACGTCCAGTTCGGGATATCCTCTGTCTGGCGCGCTGTAAGTGTTGCGACGCAGAGTAACCGCCGCTACCCAGTTTGCGTATGCGATAGCGTCTGTCTGGTTGTCAATGAGCGCATTGCTAACGCCGCTCAAATCCTCGCCAACGTCACTGTATTTCTTCCTGTACTCGATTTTATTCTCCGTAAGGCTATTCCCGTTGATAGTGACCGTACCTGTCCCCTTGAGCGTTACAACGGTCTTGTAGGCGTAGAATTTTGCCGTGCCGACCATTGTTAAGCCGCTGCTTAATACAATCTGTTGGTTCGTATACGCCGAATGGGTGAATGTGTATTCATGCGCCGCATCGGATGAAACCTCAGCCGCGTTGACCGCCGCCGTTACCTCCGAGTTGACCTTGACGGAGTTATACTCCACAGACAGGTTGCGAAGGGGAGGTATCTTCGTTGTGGTGGGCGTATCCGTCATTTTGTCAAAGTTGATATCAAATCCTGTCGCGCTGTCATTCTCGCGCAAAATCTGAATATAACCGCCGCGGCTATGGTTCATGATACAACGCCCTGCATTTGCTATCAGCTGCAAGCACTCATTCACTTTGGAGGATGGAAGGGGATTGTGCGTGTAGATTGTTTTCAGTGCGTTATCCAGTTCGATTGTATTCTCAAATCCCGCAAACTTCATAACATCTGTCGCAAGGTCAAACAGACTTCTTCCTGCCGCCGAATACACGCCCTCGTCATAAGTCATTGTCAAGTGGTCTGCCAGACCTACGCACTTTATGCTGACCTCTGCCACAATTCCAGATTTCGATACATCAAAATCGCCTGTAGAATAAGACAAGCCCCAAGGTATCCACTCAATAGAACCGTCCGACAATTCATAGCCGTACTGATAATTGACAGGTTGTCTGCTTTCCAGATACTCCCATAAGCCAGATGGGTTTTCGGGGTCATATCTTCTTTGCGTATCAATCAGCGTAAATTCAAATTCCTGCTTTGGAATTTTGGACGATAACAAGTCAATCTCCTTCGTTGAGGAACAGCTTGCAATATCGTCCGAGCCTAATCGGCTAACCAGACCGTACACCAAGGAAAGCAATCTCGCCCTGCGGTGTGGTATATTTGAGTTCAGCCAATAGAAGGACAGTTCGTTGCATAACGGAATCTGGTCTGCCATTTCCCAATATGTAGTATCAGGCGAGTAGGTTTTATCGAATACAGATACAGAATCTTTCTTTGCCAGAATCCGAAAACTATTCGGGTAATCACCCATGCTGTCATCAAATTGGAAGGTCAGACCGGGAAACTGCACATAATCGCCGAATGAAATTTTCACAAGCGGCTTTGTAGTGTATGCCCCTGCATCACCGCTGATTGTCAATCCTGCATATCCCTGATAGATGGGGTTGCTCTCCGGCGGCAGAGGGTTCTTTCCGTCCAGAATAAATCTGTTTCGCTCCAGCGTCTGATAGGTGGATGGGGCGGTTGTGCCGACATCCACGCTGTCAACATCGCTGTACGGCAAATGACCGTTATCTGTTTGTGTACTCAAGCCGGGTGCGTCTGGGTCTGTCACGCCAAATACAATTCTCACATAAGAAGGATTGCGGAGCGTTTGCTCTGTTTCCTCTTTCCATTTTGCTGTTACCGGATACATAAAACCACCGCCTTACTTCCCTGTATCTATAAGCGAGGCTTTCAGACCTGTAAACATTTTCGGTGTGCCATTCTCGGACACCCAATATGTAGAAACGGAATAATCTCCCCAATACATTTCCCTTGTGATGAATTTCCCTTCCTTCGGGTCATAATAGGTCACTTCGCCTATGAAAGTTTCGACCAGCTGCAAAATCTTCTGCAATTCCTTTGGATAAATAACCTTCCACTCCAATGTCAATTTCACTTGGCGGCGGTTTATCTTTTGAGCTACCACAACGCCATTTGCATTTCTGCCGCTGTCAACCAACTGTTGACCTTCGTATTCCTGCACAGAAGGGCAGGTAATTTCTGTGCCGTTATATTTAATTACTGCCACAAAAACCACCTACCTTTGAAATGCACCAAGACCAAAGTTTATCCCTCGTCTTGCGGATACTCTCTGTTGATTGTTATAGATAACGTCACCATCCAGTTCAATCTTCTGGTTCAGTTCGATTGGCTGACTGCTGCCGTTCGCCATTGCCTGTGACATAGCCGTTAAAACGGCATTGAAAATCGCACGTTCTATCTGGTCATTGCCGCCAACGGCTGTTTTGCCGCCAATACTTCCGACCAGTTCCGGTCCTGCCTCTCTTGCAATAAACAGCTCGCCAGACCGAGGAAAACCGCCATTCGCAAACATTTCTATATTGAAACGCTGCGCCTGTTGCATGGTGTAGCCGTCGACATGACTGTATTTTTTACCAGTCAATCCTGCCAGTGAGTTTGCATCGGAAACCATCTGGTTCAGCATCCTTGTAACCTCATCAGATACTTGCTGCAAGGTCTGTCTGATAGCATCAAACGTGTTGTAAATGCCATCATAGGTCTTGTTGAGGTATTCGCTCATGCTTGTCTTGAACGTGTTCCCGAAAACCAGCGACATAGCGTTTATCTGTGTGTAGAAGTTCTGCATTTCAGATGTGATAGCGGCTTTCGTTTCGCTAAATTTTGCACGAGTAATGTCCCATGCTTCGTTCCACTGTGAAATGTCTGGTGCTTCAACCGATACAACAGGTGCAAGGCTACCACCGCCAGATACTTTGTCTACGATTTCATCAATAACACTGCCTACGCCCTTGACAGATTCTTCCATACCTTCAACGATACCTGCGCCCAGATAAGCACCGACCTCCCGTTTAAACAGTTTGGATGGGGAGTGGATTTCTGCCGCGCTCTTTGTGCCACTAAGTATTCCACTTACAACTTCCTTCACACCAGAAGGCACTAAAGAAAGCAAACCTTTTTTAATGCCCTCCCACATCCATTTGCCGATTTTCTCAATCGTGCGTCCCATGGATGTTACGGCATTGTATACGCCCTGTGGTATTCCTTTAAACAGGTCGATAATCATTTTGATTTTTTCTGGTATTGAAGATGAAATCCAAGTTGAGATATCATTTCCCCATGTAGGGAAGATGGAGGATATTAAAGTTGAAATTGCAGTGCCAATTTTAGATGGCAATTCAGAGAACCAACCAACAATATCACTTATAATCTGCGGTATTGTTTCCGTGAAGAAATTCTTAATTGCAGTCCATTTTTCAGAAATGGTTGTTTTGACGGCTTCCCACAATTCAGAGGTTGCCGTCTTTAATTCATTCCATTTCTCTGGGTAGTAGCTTACAATCTCATCCCATGTTGTTTTGAAGAAATTTTTAATAGAGTCCCATACTTCGACTACTGTTTTCTTAATACCATCCCACAACTTCGCAAGAAACTCTTTTATCTCATCCCAATGCTTTATAGTCATAAAAACGGCTAATATAGCCGCCCCTATGGCAAGCGTCCAAGGACTTAATATAAATCCTGCAATCTTCGGTCCAAGACCAGCAATAGCAGTTCCTATACCAGTAACAATCTCCGAGCCTGCTATCTGTGCTGCGATTGCTTTGGCTATTGAAGCACCCAGACCAGTAAATTTCAATAACGCAACAGCGGCTATGATAGTTGCTTCTATCGGTGCAACATCAAAAAAACCATTCCACGCTTTAATCGCCGCCATTATTGCTTCAAATATCAGTGTTCCGATATTGGACAGAATATCGATAAAGTCAATCCCTTTTATAAATTCCCCTATTTTTTCTCCTATCATTGTCCAATTCGTACCCTGTACGGCTTTTATCAATGTGGTTAAAATACCGTTTATCCATTTATTAGCCGTATCTGCGGCAAGGACAAAATCGAAAGTGGAGAAAAACGTGTTAATTCCAGCTGCTATGGATAGCCCGAAATTAGACCAATCAAATGTAGTGCCAAACGAATCAAGGAAATGCAATGCGGTGTTCAATGCGCCTGCTATTGTTGCCCCTAAAACAGAAAATGTATCGGGCGATATTAAGCCGTTTAAAAAACTTGCCAATCCTGTGCCGAATTTGTCTGCCTTTTCATATATTGCATCCCAGTCGATACTGCCGAGCGCATCTTGTAATTTTTTCCCCAAATCAGCACCAAGACTGTAAAAGTCCCCCGTTTTAAATGCTTCTTTTATTCTGTCGGCAAGACCTTTTATCTTGGAATCAATCTCGACAGTTTCAAACATATCGGTAGGGAGAAGGTCTCCTGCACCGCCGCCTGCACCGCCATCCGCACCGCCGCTATCGTTCTGCTTAGTGTCTATGATGTGCAATTCATCAAATCCGAGCGTATAGTCCTGCATTTCCTTTAATGCCTTAGCTGCTTTTCCTGCGCCGCCTGCCGTTTTTTGCAGACTTTTCGCGTAGTCCATCTGCACTTTTTTAGCCTGTACCGCATACCCTTTGCCTGTAAGTGCCGCAATGAATTGTCCCAACATATTGATTGCCTTCGCAAGCCAACTAATGAAAGTAGCAAGGTAGGGTGCGACAACAGAAAGAATAGGCTCAAATGCCGCCGCAAATGCGTTTCTCAACTGCATTAAAGCGGACATCATAGAGGAAATATTGGCGTTTACCGATTGGCTGTACTGTGCCAAACTTTGCATACCCTCTGCAAATGCAGACTTTATGGTAGCAATCAGCTGAAATACAGTGGAGTACAGTACAGACATACCAACCATTTTAGGCAAAGAAAAACTATTGCGACCGCCAGAGCGACCAAAAAGCCCACCGGATGAACGCCCACGAGATTTATTTGAGCGTTTCCTCTGGCTTACTTGTTGCGTTTTTTTGCTCTGATTTTCCTGCAACCTCTCTTGAATATTTGGTATTTTAGAACGTGCAAGTGCAATAGTATCTTTCAGATTAAGATTTGCTATTTTTGATTTTTGGCTTATTCTCTCCAACTGCTTTTCAAGCGGTTTCATCTGTTTGGCGTTTCCACCGGCAGACTTTAATTCTTCTATGGTTTCGGTCAGAACTCTAACCGTATTTTCCATATTTTTAAATTCTCGTTCTGCCTTTTCGACTTCTGGAAACTTAATTTCACTAAGTCCGAGTTTTTCTAAGTCAACTCTAAATCCATTGATAAGGCTTTTTGATTCCTCTATGGTTTCAGCGAATTTCCCATTATCAATATCCAGAACGCCTGTCATGCCAAGATTTTTTGAAATCTCCTTTTCTATTCCAGAAAATCTGTCTGTTTTTGCGGCGTTTTCAGAAACGCGTCCCATTGCGGCGGCAAGCTGCCCTGCAACGGAAACGGCACTGCTTGTTTCGCTCGTTAAATCAGACATAGATTCTGCGGCATCCTGTATCGGCTTTCCGTTAATCTGCTTGCCTATGTCAAAAATAGGAATGTCCTTCAAATGACTATAATCTTCAACAGGTGCAGATTCTTTTTTTGACTTTTTTGTGAGTTGTCCGAGATTCACGCCTTTTAACGCAATACCGATTTCCTTTGCGCTTTTTGCGGCTTTTGAAAAGTTGTGTGCTATGATTCTTGCTTGTTTCGCAAATTCTTTTATGCCGTTAATCTCTATTTCTGGCGTTTTAATGCTCTCCAAAGCAGATTTAATTTCACGAATCTGTTTTGTGGAATCTCCTGTTTTCCCGATACCATCAATAGTCTTGCTTAACTTTTTGACAGACTTTTCCGCATCGGCGGCATCCGCAACAATCTTTATCTCAAGTTTATCTATTTCACTCATTGTCCATTTCCACCACCTTCCCATAGCGTTAAATAGGTGGTAATAGAATTAACCATTACCACCTAAATACTATTTCGGACTTTCTGGCAAACCAGATTCACGAAGTGCCATTATCCTTTTTTTCATTTCAAATACCGCAATCTCTTCATTTGATTCAGCATTCCGCTTTTTTTCGCTAACGGAAAGGATAGGTTCTTTGATATACTCGTTTTTCGCCTTATTTCCTGCCAAATTCCGCTCTACACCGACAGTAACGGCGGCAAGCGTATACTGACCGTTTATCCAATTCATGTAATCTGCATTTCTGACACGTTGGTTGTACCCCTCTGCAATCGCAGACAATATTCTCGGGTTCATTCTCCAAAATTCATCCCACGAAACCCCGATAGAGTATGCCTGTGGGAACCATTCAGCAATCAACAACTCACGAAACGATTTGTATTTTTTTCTTATTCCGCTTCGCTCTGATTTTCCGCAGTTTCCGCTTCCGCTGTCTTGTTGGCAGCCCGAAAAAAATCAGACTGCTCCATAGCGTCAGACATAGCTTCTACCATTTCTTCAAAACTTCCTCCAGAAACAATGTGTTTCTGCATTTCTTCCCCAGCTTCATTTTTTCCAATTCCAGCGCAGATGCCGAAATAAGCTCTCATCATAGACATAGGTTTATCCTGCATGACCTCAAGAGAAATACCCTCGTCCTCCAAGTCACAAACAAGGTTAAAATCAAATTCTTTTGCCTTATACACTTTTCTGTTAATGGTAAAGTTTTTCATTTGCATAACTCCTTTTTTCTACTTAATTTACTGTATTTCGGCTATGGATTTATCATAGTCAGCCATATTAGCCGATTCTATATTCAATGGCTGACTTAACCTTTTTTTGACAGTGTGATTGTAGTCGGATAGCCATTCTCGTCTTCCGTTACCGCAACATCATAATCATTCTCAATCCACTTAGGAACTGTTTTCACAGCCACGGTTGCAGTGCCTGTCAAATGGTCATCCGTAGCTTCATCTGGAGCAAAAGATTCCTGACCGATAAAAGCGCAGATACCTTCTGAGCCTTTGCCATCCGTACCGTATAAGATACAAAAATCCAGTTCCTTTCCCTCGTTTGAAACCATGTCATCTTTGTATTTCTTTTCAAATGCGCCAGAAATCTCCATTGATCCAGCCGCACGCCTTCCCATTTCCTGTGTTTCTACAAGGTCTTCCAGCGTGGATGTATCCACCATGTTCTGAGAACCAAATGGGCTTGGAATGGCTTTCGCCCTCAACAGAAGTTTATAAGTGCCTGCCCAGTAAGAACCTTCTGTTTGACTTGATGTTTTTTCTCTATAAATAATTCTGGATTTCAAACCTGTTGCCATATTTCATTCCTCCTTTTTTGCATAAAAAAATAAAGCCCTAAATGGCTTTATCACGTTAAACTGTCATTTGCTCCTATTACTCTTTGGAATCTTGCGGTACTTCTGTATGTATCCCCCTCATTAAATTCTGGAAGGGCAATAACCTTGAACCGCATTTCTTTGAATACGTCTGCTACAACAGACATTATTCTGCCTACATCCGATTGGCTTGTGTTTGTAAATACATCAACTTGGAAGGTTTCCAAGGTTGCGTTTATGGAAAGTCCCTCAAGGTCTGCTCCACGTTCCGCCGCCGCCATACGATGAATATAGACGGTAGGGAAGATGGCATCACTTAATTTCTTTCCGTTGCTTGTGAAGTATACAGTTGGAAATTTCGATTCCAATTTTGGCTTGGCTTTCGCCTTTACGATTGAAAACACAACCGTTCCAAGGTCATAAGCCCATGAATTATCACTCAACCAAACACCTCCTTTGCAACTTCCGCAATCTTTTCTGCTAATTCTATGGAAGTTTCATACATAAATGGGCGAGAGGGCATACCCTTTGTCCAGTGCCATTCGCCGTCACGAAAGTAAAACCATCCTTTTTCTCCATGATTATTTACGTCATACTTCCAACCAACAATGCCAATATCGGGATGCGGATTTTCCTTCCCGACAACGGCTGTACCGAATTCAATAAATTTTGCCCAAACGCATCCAGTGTACACAATCCACGTTGCACCTTTTTTAATAACCGCCCCTTGCTCATAATTGATACTGCTAAGAAGTTCTCCTGTATAAACAGCATCGTATTGAGCAACCTTCATTTTGGCAGTCTGTGCGCCGATTTGAGCGAGTTTTTTCGCAAACTCGTTACATTTATCGGTTAAGCTATATGCGTAGTTCTCAACCTCTTTTACGGCGTTCTGGATGGACTTATTGGACATGATGTTGATTGATATTTTCTTAGGCATAGAACCACCTACAAAATTTCAAGTTCTTGGAACACTTTAAATATTTTCGGAGACTGTATTGCAATCCAGTCAACCATTTCCTCGTTCTCAGCCCATGCGCCATAAATTCCATGTGTATTGGAAGATAAACCGCTTTCAAAAAGAAAGGCATGGACTATCTCATGCCTAAGTTTCCTTTTATTTAAGTTGATTTTCCCATCTTCCGTTAGGTCTTTTTCTTTTGGATTTAATACATAAATCAATTTTTCATAGAAATTGCACAGAGCGTCCGATGATTCCTCGAAATCCGAAAACCGTTCTGGATATTCATCCACAAACATAATTGAATATTCCTCTCCAAGAATATTTACTGTTTTGTTTTCCATACTGCACCTACTTTACATTCTTTTGCAATAGAAACAAATCAACCGTCAGACCTTCATCCGCAACGCCCTTGACAATGTAATCACAACTCGCTTTATCGACCATTGCCGCTTTATACTGCACCGCTGATTTCTTCCACACCAAATCCCCGACAGACAAAGGAAGTTTGCCCTTGTCATCGACAATCTGAACGAAATTTGTTGAATTATCAACGCCAAACTCCTTAATAAGAGATTCGCTCAATTTGTTGCTTATGGAGGAATGGAAGGGTATAGGCACACCGTATCCCATTGTGTATTCCCCTGTTTCTATCGGTACTTTGTTTCCGTCCACAGTGATGTATTTCAAATTCCCATCCTCGTCCGTATCATAGAAAGGGACTTGACCGATTTGCTTTGCATAGAACATCTTTTGTCTGTTAATATCGAGCATTTGAAACCACCTACTCATGATTCATTCGTTCCTCAAGAGTATCAAGCCTATGATGTGCAGATTTAAGGCTCTGCTCCAACTTGATAATCTTATCATTGTGCTTATTGATTTCTTCTCTCATTGTGGATATTTCCTGTGTTGTTCCTGCGATAGCATCCAGTTTCATATTGATTCTGGTGTTATCCTTCACACGCTCCTCAATATCCTTTGTGTCTGTATGCTTGCTACTTTTCAACCCGAAAAAGACGGAAAATGCCAAAGATACTATACTTATGAGGTATGCTATTTCGACTTGCATTTCTGTACCGCCTTTCTGCTTAATAATTGTGCATCAGCCCACCGCCACATAATACGATGCACCCCTGCTGCCATTTCGTTAAAATAATGAAATCTATCGAATTTAATTGAAATTAAGTAGAAAATTTAATTAAATTTCATTTATTTTCGATTAAACTTTCATTATTCTATAGAATTATTGAAACTATACTTTACACTTTGAAACAGCAACGCACCAAAAACGACTAAAGGGGTCGATACCAACCCCTTTAAAGAACCTTTACAAACGGGTATACGCCAAAGAACAAATCTTCTCTATTCTTCCAAGAACGGCTCACTCCGTTTTCAGAATAGCTTGCCATATATGCTTCTCCTGCCTGTGAGCGGTCATATACTGCCAAGTCAACGATATTGTTTTCAAATCTTTTCAAATCCTTGGCAATATCATCCTCTGTGTATGTATCTGGATACATACGCTTTATGGCAATCTCCTTTTTCGCCTGCTCTATCAGTTGGTTCAAAAGCGGATTTTCTTCCTTCTTGTCGAATACCACAGTATCATCATCGTCAACGTGAAACTGCCTCAGTCTGATTTTTACTTGCTCCAAAATGCTGTAATCAGCCATAAGCAATCACTCCTTTACAGTCCGAATACGGACAAGAGATAATGTTTCAGTTCTGTGCCGTTCATTTCTTCTGCTCCATCAACACCTGTGTTCAACGCCAACTGCCGCAGCTCATTGACTGGCATACGAGCGATTTCGCTTTTGGAATATTTCTTTCCTTCCGCTTTCTCGTTAGTATCAGGCACTTCTTCTCCTGCGGCATACCATACACCCTTGTGTTTTACTATGTGTCCGTACTTCATGGCGTTCTCCTCCTTATCAATAGCACTTGATAACGAAAACGCTATCCATTCTCTCATAAGAGGGCAGTACAATTTCGGATGCAGTTGTCTTTGTATGAACAGGGTCGCTTGTCACTGTAACAGAAACTGCAACGCCTGTATTGACAATGGATACATCCGCTTCCTTACTTCCCATCAGTGTACGTTCTTCTGGTGTAGTACCGTACCATGTGTTACCCAGTGCGCCGTTAGGAATCAGTGTTGCGAAACCATCGGGATAGAATTTAGCAACTGTTCCTTCTTCGTTTTTGTACTGTTTAGAGTAAACAATGATATTTACCCCAAGTTCAGAAGAAAAGAGTTCCTTCACTCTGTTATCATTCATAAAGATATTTGCCGTTACATTCTGCGCCAGAATTGCGGATTTGATTTTCTTGTTCTGTTTCAGATAGTCCATGGTCTTTCTGGAAACAATCAAGACAGAAGGTCTTTCGCCTGTTTTCGCTTCAACAGAATCCAGTCCCACAGAAACATCATCGAGAGGGTCAGAGTTTTCTGTATCAGACCACTTGTCAGTTGTTTCAGTCAGCTCCGCAAAGTTTGTTTTCTTGTACTCTCCGTCTGGGTCATAATTGAATCCGTACGTAACGCCGTTTGCCTCAATGGAAATCTTAGGAGAACCATCAGCAGGGGAGAGCAACTGCATAATCATTCTTTCCGGCACAACATTTGCACCTTCAATCAGAGTGTTTGCATCGTCAAAAATTCTACTCAAAACATCCGCTGCGTAAGGGTCTGAAGAATCCTGCACACGCATGATTTCCTGCTCATCAATTTCCTTCACAATCATGGATTCACGGAAGAACGGCATTTCAGTTTCTTTAACAATGAAGCCTTCTCTACTTCTGATTGTAGAGTTTGCATCAAAATTGGAAGGAGCCAAGGAAACAGGCAATCCTTTAGATGTTTTAACCCATTTCAAATCCAGACCCATTTTCTTTTTCGCAGGGAACAGACCTTCACCAAGATATGGGATTCTATTACTCGCAACCTCTGTCTGCACAAGGGCAATCGCCTTTGCGTTGTATACATCTCTAATGTTCATTACTTTACACCTCCTTATTCAAATACAATCAGCGGCATGGCTGTTTTTGCTTCGGTCGCAATCGTGATTCCTGCGTTTGCATTTGCATTTGCTTCATTCACGGAAGCGAACGCCCTTACGATAGTTCCGTTGGGGTTTTCATCGTATGTGTCAGAAAGCAAAATCCCGATAGCTGTATTGTCATTTACCTTCTTCCCCTCTGCGGAAATAGGATTTCCAGCCTTACAAACGCCTTCTGTAAATGCGGAATCATCCAGTTTTATGGGTACAAACAATTCGCCGCCAAGCCTTCTTTTCAGAATTTCCTTTTGCATAACCACGCTTTTTTTATTGAATTTCATAGTTTATTCAGCCTCCTTACATATAGTCTTTTAAAACAGATTCAGCCGTTTTATTTGCATCAGACCATTTGCTACCGATTTCTTTTGCAATTTTTTCTGTCTCCGTCTGTGTTTCGCCGCCGCCATTACTTCCGCTGGGATTGGTGGAATTTTTTGCAATTTCATCCTCTTTCGCTTTGGCAGCAGCCGTTTCTTTATCAGAGATAATCTGTCCGAGAACGTCATAATCGAAAGAGCCGTCATCTTTTACAATCTGCGCCGCCTGTTCAGCAGTTACTTTGAATTTCGCAGCCGCAGTGCTTCTCTGCGTAGCCAATGTCTGTGCCTTCTCAAGTTCTGCGATTCTTGCATTTGCTGTTTCCAACGCTTTATTGGCTTTTTCAGTTTCAGACAAACCGTTTGATTCCAATTCGTCAATCTTTGCCTGTAATTCGTCTGCCTTATCGGCTTTTTCTTTGTACTGTGCGATTTTGTTTTTTTCGTTCAACACTTCCTTGTTACTTTGATTCAGCAAATTGGTAATCTGCTCATCAGTTGCCTCTGGGAAAAGTTTCAGCACATCTTCTCGTTTCATGGTTATTACCTCCTGTTCTTTTACTCACGCTTTTGTTACCGCAGGTCGCACCTGCTGAGTTTGCTATTTACCGCATAGCTGCTTAATTTTTATAAACAAAAAACAGCCCCTAAGGACTGTTTAAGTTTTCGTGTATTTCAGACTACATCTGCAATTTACAATTTCTTCCGCACTGGCCCCTAAAGAGTAGTCACGAGGGAAGGACATTTCAGATGCACCTATTTGAAAAGAATCGAATATCCCGACTTTATATCCGTTTGCTTCTGCGTGCGTATGCCGCACCTTATCATCATTCATGGTTATCCATGTTTTGTATTTATAACCTTGCTTAACCATTCTGGTGTATTCTCGGTAGTTGCCAATGGTATTCGCTTCATTTGCCGCAATATTCATGGCACGCTCAACAGATGTAAAGTAGGGCGTATCCTTATTTTCAATCGTTGTTCGGATAATATCTTCTGTGATTTTCTCCGAGTATTCTTTTATGTATGCTGGTGGTTCTCTGACCTTTAGAAACTTCAACGCCGCCTTTTCGTATTCTGCCGAAACACCTTGAATGAAATCTCCTTCGCTTTCTCCTTGTTCCAAAAAAGCATAAAAAAAAGAAATAAAAATCGGCTCAAGTTCTTTCGCTAACTCAAGCCGTTCTTTCTTTTCTTCGTCGGATATTTCCATTTCTCCGAAATAGGTTTCATATACAATTTTCTCTGTATGAAATTCGTCATTCGGGACTCTTGACATGAAACCACCTCTTTTTTATTCTTCTGCAACCGTTTGAGACTGTTTTGCAATCTCCGCCGCCTTTCGTTCCTGTTCTTCCTTTTCTTCCGCCGTCTGCCACAAAGCGTCCATATAAGGCTTTGAAAGAAGGAAGGTTTTTTCGGAATCTCCCCATAAGCCAACAGTCTTAACTGCGATAAGAGGGTGTATTCCTGCCTGTAACAGTTGATAGAGTGTCTGCGATTTTGTATACATATTGTCTTGCGGACTATGATTTATCTGCACATCAAAATCTCTTGTAGTAATGCCTAAATCCTCATGCTTAATACGAATGATATTCAGCACTACCTTTGCAAGGCGTTTCTCTGCCGCTTTTACAATTGGGTCTTTCAATTTTGCTCTCGTCTTTGAGAAATCCCAGCCATTACGAAGTTGCACCGCCCCTTGCGTATCTCCGCCGGAGTTGTTATTGTTTTTATTCGGCACCGCAAGGATGGAAAGGGCATTGTCCCATAGGTCATCCTTTGCAACCTGTGATTCAGTCTGGTTCAATTCCTGTGTCATGATATCGACATCAGCTTTGTTTTCGCCGTTATTTGATTTAACAACCAACGCACCCTGCATTTTCATTTTCCCAAATTCTTCCGAATCGATATCGCAGTTTACAAATTTTATCCACGATTGCACAAACTGTTCAATGGAATCCATGCGGTTTGACTGCATATTGTTAATGGAATCCAGAATGTCAATGACAAGTTCAATATCAGATAACCGCTCATGGTTATTAGGGTATTCCACAATCGGTATACCGCCAAAAGCATGAAGTCTCCAATCTGTAACGGAAGAATCATGTACTTCACAGGAATGTGTCTCCGTAAAGCACCTCTTATACAGTTTTCCGTTCCTATCCTTCGATTCCTGCACCGCCAAAATCGGTTCTTCTGTGTTTGCGTTATAAATCACAAATGTGTTCAGCGGAGTAGGGGATACAATACGAAATTTAATATCGCCATCTGAAAATTGAACCGCTTTAAACGATGTACCTGTTGCGGACTGCCATTCTCCAGACTTAATATCCTTTGACTGTTTATCAACATCCACCATGTAATCATTCAGAATGTCTACAGCTTTGTTTATCCGCTCATCATCCTTGCGGCTAACAAATTGCACAGGCTCACCGTATGTTTGCCCGACCTTGAACTGTACGATTTCATATGCGTGGTTTTCAACAACCTTATTCACGATATCGTCTCTAACAACCTTTTTTCGATAACGTATCGACTGGTCTCCCTTGTAGTAATTCCAAAGGTATTCGATAACGGTTTTATTGGAATTGAAAACTCCGATACACTTTCCGATTACAGAAACGATATTTTCTGGCGTTATTTTCTCCACGTTTGTGTATGCAATTTTTCTGCCGTAATTCCCACGAACAATCTCTTGGAGTGTCATTCTATTACTCATGCGGCACCTCCCGATAAAAAACAAAACAAAAAACACCGACAAGAATCGGTGTTCGTCTGCTTGCATATTTCTTTATTCTAAATATACCACACTTTTTCGGGACATTTAGGACAACTTTCTAATTTTCGAGAAAACGATAAAACATTTTCTTTACACTATCCTCAGTATTGCCTCCAACCCTTCTTGCAACATCAGCCCAAGAAAGACCATCAATAAATCTAAGACGGATAATTCGCCTCATGTGGCTATCGTTTATATCCGCTATAAACGCTTCAACTTTGTTTATCGTTTCCAACAACTCTAATTCAAGTTCGCATAATGTCGCTTTCCTTGAATAAAGCAACGCTTTTTTTCTGTTATATTCTGGATAGGGGAAGCCCTCAATGACAAATGTTTCCAATCCGCCAACACCGCCAGATACTTTATCAAGAACGGTTCCTTCCTGCTCAATTTTTATAATCTGCAGCTCAAGAATCGATATCTTTTCTCTTACCTCGGCACATTCTTGTTGAAGGTCTGTGTATTGCTTTAGAATTTCCTTTGTCAATAATATACGCCCCCTCTAAACGGATTTATGGTTGCCTCTACCTTCGCAATCCTATTTCCCTTTGTGATTCTTACCGCAAAGTTTGAAAAAACGTCTGGAACGTCATCAAACTGTTTCTTGCTACTTACAGAATATCGTTTCAAAAGTGACATCATTACTCCGTAAGGCTCTTTCGGGGAATACATGGATTCATCCTTGAAAATAACGTGCTGCAATATCCAGTTGGAACACTGGAAAATCCTTGCCTCTTTGTTCGTTTCGGTAGGCGTATCTGTAATATTGCAAATCCAACCCTTAGCCTCTACACGTTTATTCACTTCCATAGCAACCCTGTCTCCGCCTGCGTTTCGCTCAAATTCGCACTCCTGTACTCCATTATTGACAATAGCATTTGCGGCGTTTTCATATTGCATTTCATAGTCCGCCGTATTATCGCATACGCAGTCAACACAGTAATAGTCATCTCCGTATTTTTGCAGGATTGGCAGGACAAAATAGTCTGTGCCTTTTCCCTTCGTGTCGCACTGTGCGGTAATAATTTCTGGTTCGCCATGTGGGAGATTTAGGTATCTTCGTATCTTGTCTTCAGGGAAAACCAATCCCTCACGCTCAATAGGCTCCTGCTTATACAGACAACGATACGAAATATCGTCCATCAACAACTGCTGGTCTTCAAAAAATTCTTTTGTAAACCCAGAAAATTCGTAATCGAAATTGCTTTCTTGCGTAATCGGGTCAATATCTGGTACTGCTATGGTTTTAACCCTCGGATTTCCTTCATACATATTTTGAATACGCCCGATAACATCATGCACAGACCATCGTGTAGCAATATGTATTTCCTTGCAGTTTTTGCCTTCGGAATCCTGTATTTTCCTCTGTCTCGCATCGACTGCGTATTTATTCCACAGTTTATCAAGTATCATAGGGTTCATTGCTTCTTCGATACCGCCTATCATATCATCCACAAGTAGAAATTTCGATGCACGAACCTTACCAGCGTTCTTACTACCTACGGATGTACACTGAACAGAGGGGAAGGGTTTATATTTTCCTACGTTAAACTGCTCCATCTTTGCGTTTGTACTGGTAACGTGTAGGTTAGGAAATATCTCGTTCCATGCGTAATCGTCTATGTTCGTGACAATATCGTACACACCATCGTAGTACATCCTCGTAATATCCCCGCTGTGAGAATAAAAGAGGTTAAAGTCTTTCGGAAACCAACCAATGACCGCTGCGTTGAAGAATTTCTCGATGGTTGTTTTCCCTGCACCAGGAATTAGGCTGATGCACAAAATATCATATCTATCATCAATCATCCCTTGCAGTGCATCCATCAGACCGATTTTCAAAAACTGTTTTCTTCTCGGCATATAAAACCGTTCTTTCGGCTCTCTTTTGTGTTCGATATAACGAAAGAAACTATCGACAACCTTATTCTGCGCTTCTATCAGTAAGACGGAATAAAATTTCTCTATAATTTCATAGCTTACTTTTTCTTTGAAAGCGTATTTTTCTAAGTCCCAAATTGTACCGCCAGAAGTATCAACGCAAAAGGTTTCAATGATTTCCTTACACCTTTTTGAGATTTTAAGACCGTACTCAATATCCTTCTCATTCGTAGCAGCGGTTTTGACAGCTTCGCAATACGCATCAATAACCTGCTCATTGATCCCATTTGTTTCTATGTATTTCTCGTAGTCCTGTACGGCACTTATCAATTCAAAACTTGCCATTAAAAAAAGCACCTCCGCTCAAATAAGCAAAGGTGCAAAAATCCTTTGCCCTCAGATGTTTAGGGTTAGCGGCTAACTTCCAAATTGTTAGTCGGTAATTGTTTTTAGTTTATGTCTGTAATAGTTTCCACAAAGCAGTTGTAGTAAATATATCTTTTTCCGTCAAAATCAAATTTAACATAACCGCCACTGGTGGTCTCGATATCAATTTTCCCTTCATAATTTGCTATTTTCTTGCCATCCGCTGTATACACAGTAATGGTTCTCTGCAATCCTCCTTTTGCATCGTTTCTAGCATTTGCAATCATTTTGCCAAGAGTTGCAGCACCAGTCATTCCGCAAACTAAAGCGAAACCTATTGCTACCAAGAAACAAATTTTTTTCATGTGCATCATACTCTCCTTCCTTGACGCAGTCAGTAGGAATCGAACCTACACATCATTTTGACGGACGGATTAGCAATCCGCTACGATACCATTACGCCATGACTGCAAATTATCTCACATACCTTTCTTTCCTTCTCCACGCCTCATCATTGTACTTCTCAAGCCATTTACACCGTTTAGCAATACATTTATGCTTGTAAGCAAGCTCCTTGTTCAACGCCCCAGTATGAGCCTTACAGTGGCAATATCCGATTGCGTTTCCTATGTATTTACCTGTTATTGATTTCTCTCTCATAGGCAAAATCCTTGCATAATACCAGTTTTGCAATTTTAACACATTCTTTTCGGTTGTCAGTATCGGTGCATTTACCGTCTTTGTTGTATCTGCAAGTTCTTAAATCGCAATCACTCATTTTCGCAACTCCTCTTTAAATTTGAGAAATTTCTCCAGTTGTTCTTGGTCTTTTTCAGTCCCGAACAGTGTATCAGGGAATGGCTCGCCTTTTATGTACATGTTGAAGTATTTTGATGCAGTAGGCACGCTGATGCCGATATGTCTTGCAGCCTTGGAAAGCGTCATCCGACCGCTACAGAACGATTCAAATGCTTCAAAGAATTTTTTCTTGCTTATGGTTTTTACGCCTTGCGCCATTGCAAACACCGCCTTTCGTTTTCAATCAAATAATCGGGATAACGTGTGCGTCTCCGATAGGCAGAAAGGGTGACATCCAATCTGCCATCGGCATTTTTTTAATTCAAGTGGGATTTACGCAACCAACACTCTATTCTGGTGCGACCAGACCTCTTAGATGGGTGTGGATTTGCACCACACATGAACCGCATTCCTATCAGCGTCCTCCGTACGATATTGTACCCGACCACTATCAGTTCTTAGATATAAGCGTTTACCTATTCCGCCACCATCTACCATAATTCAAAATTGAATTATCCTATGCCTACTCGCAGGCTAATAACCCGGGGTAGGCCCGCTTTATCGCAGACCTAAAAGAATGCTTTCGGCGCACGCATTTTTACAACGATTTTAACCCATAAGGTTGCGAGTAAGGTTTTCATCGTGAACCCAAACGCCAACAGAGGGATTTGAACCCCCATGTCGGATTCTAACCGACACAATGGTTTTCAAGACCACGCCGTTATAACCGTTTCGGTATGTTGGCAGAGGATGGGGATTTAAAAGACACCATCTCTAATAGTGAAATCCGAATCGACCTCACCTAAATCAAGTTTCTATCCAATCCCCATCATGATTTTTCAGTTTTTGGTTTATTGTCAGTCACGAAACCAGCAAAACGGACTGCCTTGAACGCAGTTTTCATCACTCCAAGTATGTTGGTAGCGTCCATACCCTGTTGATGCCATCCTGAGCATCCCGCATCGTTGCTCTCCGATGTGTCACAATTCCTATCGGTTTGTGTTCCGTCCGATTTCCACGGAGGGGAGCGACCCCGAATCATACGACCAGTCAGCTCGATCAATGGTTGCGATAAACCATGATACCGAAAGACCGCAAATGGATTCTCTCGGACTTGAACCGAGGACCGTCCGGTTATGAGCCGGATGCTCTAACCAACTGAGCTAAGAATCCAGAGTGGGGCGTGATGCCGTTAAAACGCCCCAAATATGAAGTTGGTGTTTGGTCTTGTTGCCAGTCCCCATCGGCATACAAGCCAAAAACCCACCGAGCCGTGCGATGGCTCTTAACAGGATTCCCCTAGTGGGTGAAAGGTCGTGTTATTCATCTGGAAAAATGTCCAAAAACCAGATGAAAAGCACCAGATGGGAATCGAACCCACGCCGTTAGATTGGAAGTCTGACGTTCTGCCATTAAACTACTGGTGCATATATAAGACCCTGCGTCCGAAAATCAGTGTTTAATATCTCGGCATATAGAAAAAGTCACCACAATTCGGAATGTCTTTCCTTATGACAAGGCATAATTTTTGGAATATTTCATAAGACCGCTCTGTTTTCGTATAGCGACCAAGTAGTATTCGCTCCCTATCTTTTTCTGCAATGATTTCTTTCCCGTGTCTAAAAATATCTATTCTATGAAATTTATCCTTGCCAACAGAATGCTTTCTATCTTGACTAATAATCGTTATCATCATGCTCACTCCTTTGGCATATAAAAAACTGTACTGCCAGAGAAGGGGAGTTCTTCATACAGAGCGTGAATCTCTGCAAGCACTTCCATTGCTCGATCTTCGTTCCTATATTCTCCGAGAACAATAGACTTGAGTGTTATATCGTTAAGGATGGCCTTGACATAATTTTTAACTACTAACAGTGATACTCCACTTTCATCAATGGAAGCTGTTCTATCTTGGCTTAAAATTCTCATGCCATTCACTCCTTCGGTTCAAAATAATCACAGCCATAATCATATTCCGTGTAGTCGGTGTAGTAGTCACTATTCTCGTTATTGCAGGCAAAAAGCAACTCATGGTCTACACTGGCATATCTGCACTTACCGCAACATTCTTTTTCATCGTACATTTGTGACATCGCCTACTTACTCTTTCAAAGTGTAATCTTCGCAGTTATTATTGAGTCTGCAATAATAGCCTACATAACCTATACTTCCGTAATTTTCCCGTTCCTCAACAATGCAATATTCGCAGTCAATACAGGTTGTATTTGGATGATACTTTGGTCTTGTAGGAGATTTTAATTCCTCAATCTCCTTTTTCAGATTTTCGATTGTACGGTCTCGCACATCGACATCGAATTCTAGATCCTTAATTCTTCTAAATGGGTTTATGCGAAACATTTTTGTCACTCCTTTATGCAAGATAGGGGCTTTTTGTTTTTGCGGATATTTGTGGGACTAAGTAGGGTCTTTTTCTAATCCCATCCAGACCCCCACCCCCGTCCATTCTCAACGGCGGAATCATCCAAGCCGCAACAACCGCTGTTCATCCGCATTGGCTATAATTTTCTGTATTTATTCGCAAAATGATAGTTATGCGAATAGTTTTAAATCAATATATTGTGTCAAGCATTTATTTTAAACTAGATATTGATTTATTCGTTTCCGCTGTCCGTCAATCTGTCTGCATCTTGTGCAATTTCAACAGTTTTAACCTCGTTCAGTCTTGGAAGTTCGGCAGCTGATAGGGCGGTGCGATGTCTGTTAGCATCTGGCGCATATGGGCTGTTCCAACCGTAAAAGTGATTTAGGATTGCGATAACGCCTACAGGGTTCTGCTTTCCTGTGGCTAGTTTGCCCGATAAACTCTCAAGCCTTACATCTACTAGCTTTTTGTAGATTTTGAAAGCTTTATCACTTAGTTTTTTATTACCATTTCCCCATTCTTTTATTGCATCTCTACTTATCCCTGTTAAAAAACTAAACCCATTGATAGATACTTCTTTATCATTCATCAGGGATATATATATATATATATCGCAGATATGGTCTACAAGCTCATAGTCATAGGCATTACAATTGCTCATTGCTCCTATGCCATTCTTGAATAAAATACTAGATTTTAACTGTTTAACATCTGGGAATACAATTTTTTTAATATACATCAAGGCGGCATTCCAGACGCTTTGTGATTCCTTGGACATGTCCGAAATTCCCTTTTCGGCACAAAACGAATCTAGACACGCCTCGATTTCTGAATCGTAAATTTTATTTTCCATGATCCGCGCCTCCTTCCTCGTTCCTGCTGCGGTAAATTAAAAAAGCCACAGAAAAAGATTTTAATCTCGTCCTGTGGCGTGTTGGTATCTCTGTAAAAAATTGGGGTGCCGTCCTTGCCGTTCAGGTCATCCAGGGCAACGGCGTTAGCTGGATGCCTTTTAAATTCAATTTTCTTTCTTGTGGGATATAATACAAAAATTTAATCATGTTGTCAATAGGGAATTTTGTTTTTTATGATTTAATCGGTTTCTGTATTTGTTTTAAGATCTAATATATTACTACGTACTTAAATTCTTTTTTAGATTTCATTCTTGAATATATTAGATTTCATTGGTTTTACTGTATGAAGTAAGATACTAGATTACATTCTTTTTAACCCATTACAGATACAGATGCTTGTATGGGGTATCGATGTCTAAAGTAAGCTAGATTTTCCCAGATATACAGTTGTCAATTATCATCTGGAACGTATTCGATTAAATGTTCTGGCTGCATATTTAGGATTTTGCAAATATTGTTTAACGTTTTCATACTGATATTTGTATCATTTTTCTTAATTTTCCGCCATGTTTCTTGCGAAAATACCCCATATTTAATAGCAGTGTAAGAAGTAATGCCAGCTGTTTCCAACGCCTCGTAAACCGAAAATTTGAATCTAATCATATTTATCAATCTCCTTTCCTGATTTCATATATCATACTATTTTTGAGCCACAAAGTCAATGGAATATGGCTTTTTTAAGACACAAAAATATATCTCGAAAAAGATAGAAAATTGTCAATTAAAATAACCGCCATTTCTGGCGGTCAGGTTTACAATGTTTCTAATCTCGCTCTGGTGAGCATTTCGGCGCGTTTCTTTTCCTTTTCTGCGGTCTCCATCGCCATAAGCTGGGCATAGGTGGCGGCATATTCGGGATTAGCTAGCAGCTTGCGCCGTTCCTGTTCCTCCTGTTCTTTCCGCTCCTGTCTTTCTTCCTCCTGTCTGATTTCGTCTGTTTTCCTGTTATCAAACATGGCTTGGATATCCTCGATTGTTAGCGGTTTTAAGCCGTTTTCGGGCGTTCTGACGGGCGTTTCCGCATCGGGTATGGGATTG